CGAAGGGTGGTGACCCTGGTGAATGGTCAGCACGTAAAGCACAATTGTTAGCTCGTGAATATAAAAAGAAAGGTGGAGGATACAAATGATGAAAGCACCTAAGCCGTTTAAAAACAAAGGATCAGCTTTATCTGGCGTCTGGAACCAAAAGAAAATTGGTCGAGGCAAAATGGTAAAGTCTAAAGGCATGTACTAATATGCCAAAGAAAGCTAGTCAACGTTCACTTGATCGTTGGACAGATCAACGATGGCGTACCGCAAGCGGTAAACCTTCTGAAGGTAAGTTAAGATACCTACCTGAAAAAGCGTGGTCTGCTTTAAGTGCATCAGAACGTGCAGCAACCAATCGTGCGAAAGCACAAGGTAATCGTGCAGGCAAACAGTTTGTTGCACAACCTAAGTCGATAGTAAATAAAGTTAGGAAGTATAGAACCAATGGCAAGTAAAAAGAATTGGATTCAAGACGCAGTTAAAAAACCAGGTGCATTACGTAAAGCAACTGGTGTTAAACAAGGACAAACAATTCCTGTAACAACGCTTAAAAAGCTTGCTAAAGGAAACACGAAGAATTCGCAGAGAGCTAGATTAGCTCTTACGTTGCGAAAGATGAAGTAGACAAATTAAAAGAAAGGATGGATATTGAATATGGCAATGAAGAAAAAAGGAATGGCGATGAAAAAGATGGCAGCCGCTCCTATGAAGAAGAAAAAGAAATAGATAATTGTAAAATTATCTGTATCTTAAACACCGATTCTATCGCACTTCATTATGAGTGAATTGTAAAGAAACGGTGTTTTTCTTTTATACACAGAAATCTACGTGTTATATTATACGTGTAGATAGTAGCGGACTACTTTAGTGTCCAGATCGAAGTGTGTAAAACTCGGCAGTTTATACATGGATGCTTACGCCAGAATGAGTAGTGAAGTAATATAACAGTTTCCCGTTATGTTATTTAATGCTATCCTTCTGGCGTTTTTTATTAAAAGCATAGATCTGAATTCTAAAGTAGCCACGTGAACTCTCAAAGAAAAGGAGGCCTATATGGCCATTAATAAGACAGGCGCCGCAACAGCACTGTTACCGTTACACAGTTTACAAAACGTGAACACGGTTATCGGTATGTTGTACGATGAAAATGGTGTGTATCGTGCTGGGTTTGATCCCAACATTTTTTACAACACGATTTTAATCGACACCCTCAAGTACGGTGAGGAAAACTACGTACACTTAAAAGCTGCAGAATCTTTAACGATTCGCAGAGGAGACAATGTCGCTCGTTTCCGTCGTTGGGCTGGATTAACTCCAAGCTTGACTCCCTTAAAGGAAGGTATTCCGCCAGCACCAGACAAACATGCTTACGAAACTATTGAAGTTGGTAACGTGTTCTCGTTCGGACGTTGGTCAGAATACACCGATAAGATTGACTTAAGTATTGTCAATGAAGTTATTGCAGAACGCTCCGTTCAATACGGTGAAGTTGCAAACCAAACCAAGGAACTTTACGCACGTAAAACCTGGTTAGCTACCCCAAATGAATTCTTTGCTGCATTTAAAGCAGGCTTTGGTTCAATTGCATTTGGTGATGAAATTACGTTAGACGATCTTCGCTTCTTAGTTGCTCGTATGAAACGCATGATGGTTAAGCCTGTCGGTGGTAAATATAATTATGTTTGCTCCGCAGAATTCATCAATGGTTTAATCGACGACCCACGTATTAAACAATATATGGAAATCGAACAAACGACTGGTAAACTTTGGACTTCAGGTGAAACGTTCGATATGTTTGAACTAACCTTTATTCCTACCATGTTGGATGAATTCGCATATCCTGATATTGAATTCCCAGGTGTTTATGAAAAAGCAGATGCTACTGAAGTCATTCGGTTGTATGCTGTTCAAAACGTTTCAGCGACTGTCGCTACGTTCTTTTATTTAGACGTACACCAAGACTTTGTTATTGCCGGAAGTGGTAATACAGAAGTTAAAGCTAAGGTTTATGTTAATGGAACTTCTTATCTTAAAGACGGTTCAGCAATTGAAGAATTAGTAAGATGGGAAGTTGGAACAACTCCTACGACTACATTCCCAACATTAGTTGCAGGTAACATTCAAGCTTCACTTGATGAAGCAATTCCTGCTAGATGCCGTGTTATGAAATCTACTCGTACACTTACTGCTAACAGCTTTGGTGTGTTAGTCCCAGGCTATACAGCATTAGAAGCTGTTACTAGTGCATCTGGTGCTACTTCAGGTGCAGACCTTGCCGCAATTAATTCTTTAATTGACGCAGGTGAATTTATGCAACTTCCTGTCCACCGTGGTATTCTCTTCGGTGCAGAAGCTTTAGTCAAATTAGTCATGGAAGGCGTGTCAGACGCTCCAAAGATTATTATTAAATCTTTAGGTTCATCTGGTGTTGCTGACCCAATCGACCAACGTCAATCTATTGGTTTTAAAGTTGATGGTTTCGGTTTAGCCATCAAGCGTCCTGAAGCTGTTGTGGTTACCTATGGTATTCCTAAACATGCTGAACTTGCAGCACTCAGTGCTAAAGTTGTGTTCGCACCATATCAACCATCATTCCTTACGGAAGATCAAGCGTACGAACAAAACAACAAGAACTCAATTGGTCTTGATGGTGCTCAAAAACTACGCGTTGACGGTGTTAACTTAGGTGGCGTTCCTGGATCCCCAGCGGTTCAAGGTAACAACGCACCTGTTCCATTCTACGTATCAAACGCTGCCTATAAAAAAGGTCAATTTATCCAACAACCTTTTACAATTACTGTAAGAGCTGCTGATGGTACAGCGGTTAAAGATGTTGATGGTGTGACTGCTTTAACTACACAACCTACTACAACTGAAATCCGAACCTTCGTGTTTATTAGAGATGTGGCTGTAAATACCCACGCTAACTTTGCTGCGTTGTTAGCCTTAAGCCCACGTGCAATTAAACCTGCAGTGGATGCTCTAGAACGTGATGTTTTAGAAGGCGCACAAGGTAACGACAAAGGAAGTAACATCAAGTAGTTCGTGTTATACTAACCTTAGCGGTGGCATAGGTCAAACCGCATCTTACTGAAAGGAGGCAGCACTCAAATGGCAAAAGACACATTTGAACTAACATCCAGTCTTATTAAAGGTGTTACGGATAAAGAGAACAAAGCTCGTGAAAACGACTTTAGATTGTACAAAGAGTCAAATCTTAGATACTCTATCTCTCCGTTATACGCAAGATATATTGGAGACACTGTGACAGTGGCATTTAACGGAAACTTTAAAAAGTTCCCAGTAAATGGTGAAGAGTTCTCAATTACGCGTGGACACTATAACGCATTGTTGAAGTACTTACACCACGTTGATCGTCAGATCCGCGTCGCTAAGACCACACAAAAGTTCATGGATACTCAAGCATCAGGCGACTTTAAGAAGATTAAGTAGATTTTAGTTTAGTAAAAAATAACCACTGTATAATTTACAGTGGTTTTTTTATGTTATAATATTCTACAGCATGGCATTATTATTACCTCGTTTAAGAAAAGTTGCATACAATAAATTGAACCCAGGAAGTATTTATGCACGTCCTGCGCTCGCTCCTTTTTACAGTGGTATGCGTGGCTTTGGGCAAGCAAGACAATTTTCTAATCAGCAGTTCACACGTACTTTACAGCAATGGGCTATCTCTCCTTTTGCTGTTAACAACCAAGATTTTATGGAGCGCATACGAGAACGGTATACGTTACCTGAAGATAATACTTACGAATTATATGGAGCAATAGGCGGTGTTGTAGGTGCAGGTATTGGAGCTGGTTTAAGCAGTGGGTACATTCGATCAGCTTTAACAGACATTAAATTTTGGAAACCTACTAGTTGGCAAGTTCCTTTTACAACAGGACCTAACGCTTTACAAGGACCTACTTCAAAGTTTAAAAGTTATCAAGAAGCACGTTTTGAACAACTTCGTAACTATAGAAAAAACAAACCTTTAATTGATAAATATAATGTTGAAGTTAAAAAAATAAATAAATTATATAAAGATGACTTTGAATTAAAACAAAAATTAAAAGGTTATAACAATGATTTAGTAGAAAATGTTAAAGGTATACAAACTGCTAAAACTGCTGAAGATGTAGCTAAAACATCATTAAAAAGTGCTGAAGATTTAAATAAATTAAAACAAGAAGCTTTACAAATTGCACAAGATAACTATGAAAAAGCAAAGCCTTTAAGAAGAACTAGTACAGCTCGTATTAATGCAGAAGAAGCATTAGTTAAAGCTCAAAAAGAAGCTGTAGAAGCAAGCAATAATTTAGCAAAAGCTCAAAATACTTTAACAGACGCAAGTAAAGCTATTAACACAGTCACAGATACAGCAACAAAGCTTGCTACAAAAGCTGATGACATTAAAGATATTACAAATATAATTAGTGATACTGCTCGTATTAGTGGTGCTGTTAAAGATACAGCACGTACGCTTAATACTGCAAATGATATTTTAAATACTGCAGGTGTAGTAAATACTTTAGGTGTTGTTACTACTAAAGCAGGAAAAAAAGTTGTTAAAGAAATAACTGAAGCAGGCGCAAGGTTTATTCCTGGAGTAGGGCTTGCTGCAGATGTCTATAGTTTAGGAACCTCTGTTACAGGTTTAACACAAAGCATTCAACAAGGTGATATTTTTAATACTGCGTTTAATGCATTAGCAGTTGTTGCTGATTCTGTAGCTTTAGCAGGTAGTGCTATAGAAGTAGGTGGCGGTGGCTTATTAGGTACTGCAATTAGTGGTGTAGGTACTATTGCATCAATAGGGATTTCTGCTCTTCAAGGATTTTTAGTAGGTAGAACTGTTGGACGATCCTTTAGTACTGAAGGTCAAATTGCACAAAGTATGTTTATGCAAAACTTGTACTCAGGGATGGCGCAACGTCCACTAAGTAGTATTGCAACCATTGTATCTACTATAGCTGTGCCTGCTTTAATTAATCTTGTTGGTAGTGGAATTAACGTAGGTACAAAATTAAAACCTAAATATTTATTAGGAGAAAAAAATTTATTAAGACAAACAGCTAATTGGTTAGGAACAAGTGCTATAGGTAATCAAGTAAGAGCTGGTTTATCTATGATGACATTACAAGGTATAAGTGCATTTACTGCTCCTTTAGATGAAAAATACAGTCCTTGGAAACCTGCAGACCCAGATCAAGTAAGTTTTGTTTCTGCTATTTCTGTGTATGGAGATATTAACGATAACTTATACGGAGCTACTAGAAACAAATCTATCTTACTAGGTTTAGTTAAAGGTGATTCAAAGGCTATGATTGATGCTCTTGCAAAATCTTGGGGAACAAGTGATGAATTATACAGTTCTGTTATGTTTGATGACATCAGAGAAGCTGCTGGAATAAACTTAGGTGAGCTTGGTAACTCTGCTATTTCTACATTAGGAGAGCTTTTAATAGACCCTCAAAATGCTAGAGAAGTAATTAATAAGTATTACGAAGAATACACAAGCGAAATTGGTGCTTCTGTTATTGCACGTGTTATGGAACACGAAGGTAACAAAATAAAAATGGCTGGTGGAGGAGTTGCTAAAATTGATGGGCTACCAAAAGCAGTTGATAGTTTAGGTATTTTTAGTTATAGATTAGACAGAAATGTTAAACAAGTACTAGCTAAAAGATTAGTTAAAGCTTGGATGACTAATGGTGCAAAAGGTGTAAAAACTTTTTTAACTAATCAGTATGTTAGCGCTGGCGTACAACTTAACGAAAAAGCAAAAGTTCTTATGACAGATTTAGACCCACAAATTGTAGCAGTTAATAATTTATTAAATAATGTTTTTACAAATCCTAATTATAATTACATGGTAGGATCTTCTGAATTTAAAAAAGAAATTCAAGATAACTACACACAATATCAAACCTTAAAAACAAAAAATGTTTTGACTGCTGATGAAAAAAAATTAATCGAACGATTTGATAATACTTTTAGAGAACTTAAAAAAACATACGGTGCAAATAAAGATGAACCGACTTTATTATTTGAAGCTTATAAAGAATTAGATATTAAAATTACGCCAACTCTTGCTGCTAAATTATATACACAGTTTGAATCTTTAAAAAACCATATTGATAATGTTGATGTTTTAGCAGGGTTTATAACACATTTATCTAACCCAATGTCTATTGCAGCTAAAGGATTAGTTAGTAGCATTATTTCTTTTAAAAATTTTTTAACAAATAATATTGATGCTAAACAAAGCGCAGTCACAGTTGAAAACGTTAAAGATGTTAAAGAATCTTTAGACAAAGTTACTAAACAATTATTAGAAGATTTAAAAAACAAAACTGATCTTCAAAAAAGTAATGATACATTTGAATCTGTTTTAAACCGGACTAAAAAAGAAAACGAACAAATGAAAATTTTAGTAGACGCTGCTGTAAAAACAGAGTTAGATGCGTCTACTGTTAAAGAAGAGTTAGAAGCAAACAAAGAAAATACTGATCGTTTACAAGCAATGTTAGATTCTAATACAAAACAACTTGAAGCTGATCAAGAATATATTGATGAACAAGTTATAAATTATGAAACAGGCGCTGGTATTAAAATAAGAATATCTAAATCTAATGCGAAAACTATTAGAGATGAAGTAGCTAAGTTTGAAGCTGATCATAAAGATAATTTAGATGACTTTGTAAAACAAGGTGTTAAACAAAAAGACAGAAACGTTTTAATGTATCGTGCAAAAAAGAATGCTTTATTAAATTACGACCATGTTACTGAGTATTATAAAGTTACTGCAAATGTAATGAATGCTATAAAAGTAATTCTTGTTGTTAAAAACGAATTAACATTAGATATAGAAAAGACTTTAGCTAACTTATTAAAAGTTGTAAGTAGTTTACGTATGTATAGTAATACTACAGAGTTAGTAAAAACTAGTGCTTTAATTACACAAGAGTTAGATGACATTGAAAAAGATGTTGAACGTTTAAATAAAAGTTTAGACGAAAAAACAAAAGAAGTTGAGAAATTAAAAGTTGTTGTAAATTCAGCAAAGGCTGCTAATACAGGCGCAAAAAATGCTATAGCAACAAAAAAATTAACAGCGTCAGCAGGTACAAAACCAGTTTATAAAAAAGCAACTAAAGTAAAAGTTGGCGATTTTATTTTAGTAACGGTTGAAGGTAAGGGTTTTGTTGTAGGTCGTATTACAAAAAAAGAAACTAAACGTGGTAGCGAAAATGATCCTATTTCAGGTTTAGTTGAGTATGTAAAAATAGACTATGAACTTTTAGATGGTTCTGGTTTTGAAGGTTTTGATACTTATATTAATCCAATTAAAAAACTTTCACCATCTGAGTTACTTGATGTGTCTAAATATGAATCAACAATTATGACTGTTGATCGTAACGAATATAAAATAACTGAATCTGTTGAAGGTGTTAAAAAAATAAATGAAGAAGCTCTTGCTGCTCAACGTAAAATTATTGACCTTGAACAAGAAAAATCTAAAATACAAGAAGCATTAGAGCCTCTTGGTAAACGTATAGAAGTTCTTAAAGAATCTTTGAATGATGTTAAAACAGGTAAAGTACCAGATAAAGACGTTCAACGTAATACTTTTAGCCGTGCTAAATTTGTAGAAGACTTTGTTGAAAACGGCAGCATGGATGAACTTGTTAAAATTGCTAACTTATACGGAATTAAAGTAGCTGCTACATATGAAGATGAACAAGGTAACCAACAAACTGTAGCTAGTTTAAAACTAATTAAACCAAATCAAGCTAAATTTAAGTTAGTAGATGTTTCATTAACATACACACGTACTGTTGAACAAGGTGTGTTTAGTTTTATATTTGGTTTATTAAAACCAGGAACAGATATAGATGTATTGTTACGAGGTTTAGCTACTACTGATCTTAAAGACTTTGCTATAGTGTGGTCTAAGAAAACAGACGTTGAAGAAAAATATGAAATGCTTATGAATGTTATCAATAAAGCAGGTTTTAGTGATTTAATTAATGTAGATACAATTAAACAATACGGTGGTATTTTTGAAGTCATTGCATTAATTGACAACATTATTGCTAAAGGTTCAAAAGAAACACCAGTAAGTTTAGAAGAAAGTAATTTAACGTTATTAAGAGAAGTTGTATTTTCTAAATTATTAGAACGTAAAGAAGGTACTTTTGCATATCGATTAGATTTATTAAACAAACGATTTGTACAATTAAACGATGATATTAAAAAACTAACAACTATACGTGAAAACGATACAGACAAAACTAAAATAGAAAAACAAATCATTAAAGAAATTATTCTTAAAACTTTAAAAGAAGTTAATCAACAATTACAGTATGATAAAATGTTTGCTTTTATAAAAGCTTATTATTTTTCATTAAACCCAGTAGTGCAAGATGTAAATTTATTTTTAAATTTAGATGCGACGCGTAATTTACTTCCTGAAAAATTAAACAAAGATGAACGTTTAAACATTGTAGAAGCTGCAGATCGTTTAAATACTATTAATAGTTTGTTTATTGAGTTTTTAGAAAATCGTGAAGGATACAAAGCACAAGCTGCGTTAATACTTTCTGAACAAGATGAAAATGAAGAAGGTACATTTAGAGAACAAGTAGTAGCTCGTGTACAAAAATTAGAAGAAAAAAAACAAGAACGTTTTGAAGAACAAGATCGTAAAGAAGAAATAAAAACTGATGTAAAAAAAGATCTTGAAAAAGAAAAAACAGTAGCAAGGCTGAGTGAAAGTATGCCTTTAGAAGTTTTAAGTAATTTATTATTTGACATAACAATTAAAGAAATTGAAGGTAAACAAGATCCATATACTGCTTTAATAAATATTCTTTCTGGTAAGTCGGCAATCTTTATAGAAGATATTACTTTTAAACTTGTCATGTCCAAGTTTGCAGAAAGTACAGATCAAAACTTTAATGAATCAAGTACTGTAGAAGAAGTTGTTTTTAAGAGTTATAACGAATTTCTTAAAAAATATGGCAGACGTTCTGAAGGACATCTGTACTATTTAACTAAACTTGCAGAAGAACTTGTAAGGCTTGCAAATAAAAACGATATTAAAATTGATTTTGATGCACTACGTAATAGTACGGTCGGCAAAAAAGTTAAACTTTATTCTAAACGTGGAGAAACTTATGATAGTACAAGTTACAAAGTACGTTTAATTACATCTATATATAGTGCAGACGAGCCTATTACAATTAAAATAGGTTTACAAAAAGGTGAAGATAGACGTATTAATCGTATGTACTTTGTAGCTGTTAGTGAAGCTGTTTCAGATTACTTAGGTAAGTTAAATCCACTGTACTCTAAAGAAGAATATGATGATTTTGTAAATCGTATTATAAATAAAGACCCTTCTATAAAAGAAGAAATTTATGAAAAAATAAGTAGAGATGCTTTATTTAAATTTATTAGAATGTTTCAAGGGCGTAATCCATTTAACAATAAACATCGTTATTTACGTGATCTTGTTAATGATGGTATTCGTGCAGTTGAAATTAAAGATAAAAATAATCTTACAGAACGTCGTTATACATTAAGCACGGATGTGTATAAAGCTTTAACAATTGCAGACCAAAAGCATTTTGATATTTTAAATGACATTGTTACATTAGGAAATATGCAAGTACTTGTAGACCCAGATAAAGATGATACTGTATTAAATAAATTAACTACAGGGTTAATGAAAACAGTTTGGTTGTTAAACGCTTCTATTGAAGTTGATCGTTACAATAAAAAATCTGTTGATTTAAGAGAGTTAGCATACTTTGAAGAAGAAAAAGATGGACGTATTGCTATTTATATTAAAAAATCTGACCCTAAAGCTGTGCCAGAAAAAACATATTTACTTAATTACGTGTTAAAACGTCACGTTAATATTAAAACTATATACGCAATTATTGATACGCTACGTAAAAATTCTACAAACATGACACCTGCTAAATCTGCACAAGTAGGAAGTAAATTACTTACTGAGTATTATGCTTTAGCACGTCAATATGGACGTAATATTATTTATGATACTATTGATGTATCTAGAGAAAGTTTTAAAGGAACTGACGCAGAGTATGATCTTCTTAACAATGTAGGTTTTAAAATTTTATACGACGGACTTAACACTAAAGAAATATTAGAAACAGTTGTAAACAAAGATAGAACAAGTAACATTAGTATTTATTTACGTTCTAGTATTCATGATGCTTGGGTTAACGCTAAAAATATTTTAAAAGATCCTATTTTAACAATGGACTTTAATGGTACTAAAATACAAAAACCTTCTACAATTGAAGCTGTGTTTATTCTTAGTGTAATTGATCCTTTAAATAAAAAAATTCCAGAAGACATTAAAAAATTATTTGTAGAAAAAATAGCATTTTATCAAGCAACTACTACAAAAGGATTTGCTAAACAAATAAACATTGAAAATTTACAAAATACAGAAACATCTAACATACGCCGTATAAATATTTTAAAAGGTTATAAAGATATGACTCCCGCTATTGAAGAACAAATTAAAACTTTAGAGTTTGAATTAATTGATATACAAGCACGCATTAAATTTTATGAAGATGTAAGTAAAAATATTGAAAATAAAAAAGTAGAAGAACCAAATGAACTTTTTAATTATTTATTAAACAATCCTGAAGAGTTAGAACGTGTGTTTTTTAATACAAAGGGTACAGACGAATATCCTTATGTCATTGCAAAATCAATAGAAAATAATAAGACTACCTATTTTGTTGTTGAACACTATGCTTTAGATGGAACAAGCAATGTAAATGAAAATAATGTAAAAGGTTTACCAAGTTACAATAGTCTTATTGGTGAAGAGATTATTAAAAAGAATGACCAGTCTTTAACATTAGAATTAAATTCAAAATTAAAAACTAAATTATCGGAAAGTAATATAGACTCCTCAAATTTTGATGTGTATAGTTCTAATGATAAATATGTATTAATAATAAATCGTAATAATTTTGAAATAGATTCCTCTTTAAAATACATATTAGAAAATAGTGTTAAAACAAAAAACAATAGAGCGCGAGAAGTTTTTATTGTAACTCCACAACAGTTTACTGATATTTTAGAAATGTCTAATACATTTAAATACGTTAATTATTTTGATTATATTGTAATTAAAGATCCTACTACCGGCAAAATTAAAGGTAAAGTTGAAACAAATATATTAAACGTTAAAAGTAATAAAGGTGGAATCTTAAACGGCTTTATTAATGATTTAGAAAATGTAGAACGTTTAAGAGCTCAACAAGATACAGCAGGTACACCTTTTAAAACTACACAAGAACACTATGATTATGTTGTTGAACGTTTACAAAAGTATGCTGTGTTATTTAAACAATATGCAATTGTGGAACCTGGTAATACGATTGCTTTAGATTATACTAAAACAAATGACTTTAAAAAATTGTTTAGACTTGCTAAAAAAGAATTAGCGTTTAGACGATTTAACGAACTATTAGGATACAAAGGTTATAACCTTGATGTTGTTGGTAAAATATTTTTTGTTAATCAATATATAAAAGATGGGTACGATCTAGATAACCTTGAAAGAGATGTAAGTAAATCAGATCCAAATACATACAACTATTTAACGACCATTAAAATTGGCGATGTTACATTACTTGAAAAAGTTAAAGAAGCTTTAAGCGTTATGCAAAAAGAATACAAAGACTCTGACATCGACTTTGATAACTATAACGACATATACAATAAAGTTTTTTTAAACACACTAGAGCAATTAAAAGATACTACTTATTCTTTTATTACAAAGTTAAAATATATACAAGAAAGTTTTTATAAAAAAATTATTGGTAAACTTGAACAATATTTTACTAGTGGTTTAGAATTTTTTATTACAGCACAAGAAATATCGGCTAGAATAAAAATTTTAAGAGAAGCTAATACAAACTTTATTAATGATAATAATAAGTATAATGAAAATCTAACAATGTTTAATACTGTTAACCGTGTAGAAGAAAGACTTTATGGTATACAAAGATTAAAAGAAATGTTTAATCTTAAACAAACCGATGGTGTTACTTTAGAAACACAAATAGCTAGAAGCGTTAGAAAAACACGTAAATTTTATAAAGAAAAAGTTAAAGAAAGTAACGCAAGAATTAAAGGCACTTCTATTAATTTAAACTGGTCTAACTTACTTTATGTTATTAAGAATAATAAAAATATTTTTGAATACGGAGATTTTAAAAACGAAGATTTAATAAACGCTTTATCGTTTTTTAATATTGATCAAGATACAGTTTTTAATACATTAAAAGATGAAGACTTTTTAGATATTAAAAGACTATTAATATCCGTAGCCGGATCATTTGCCACGTATCTAGGTCAACCAGGCATTACTTTAGAACAATTTGTAGCGGGTATTAAAGCTTTGCCTGAAGATGAATTTCAAAATATATCTTCTTCTTATGAAAAGTTATATAACTTTGGAAAGATGTTTATTGATTTAAAACTTAATAATAACTTAGATAGTATAAATAAGGATGAAGTATTACGTTTACAAGAAATGTTATTGAAGCAAACTATAAGTACTTACTTAACAAAGATTAGTACAAACGCAAGAAAAACCCCTACTGTTCGTTTAGGTGGTGAAGCTTTTATGTTGTATGAAAAAGCTTTAGCAGCAGACCCCAATACTAAAGATACTATCAATTCAATACTAGCTGATTTAATTAAAAAAAATAAAGAAGATGTGGCAGCTTGGTATAAAAAACCTAAAGAAGAATTTAGAACATACACATTAGACGACCCTAACGCAGAAGGCGGAAAAATAGTTACAAGTATGTCTGAAATTATAGTGCAGTTAATTGCACTTGTTCCAGGATTATCTTTTAATAATTTAGATATTAATAAAACAATCGAAAGTATCATAGATAAATTAGAAGATACGATGTTTGGTGCTACTAATAAAGTAGCTGTAATAGACCAAAACACCACTATACCTCAAGTAAAATATGCAAGCGTTAATGAATACTTAGATAATATTCAAGACCCACAAATACGTAATATAACTGAAATGTTTATTAATTTAATTTTTTATCGTGAAAGAAAAAATCAAGTTACTACCGTTGAAATTTTTGAAGAGTACCTAAAAAGTTATAATATAGAAGTTGAGAAATTTAGAACTATTACAGGTGATTTAAATCTTCCTATTGATGATAATGTTTATAAAGTAATGGCTAGCTTTAGAAGTAAAAAATCAGAAGATAAATTTGAAAGTCCTTACGAGTTATATAGTTTAATGAAAATACCTTTACTAAATGATAGTAAAGATTTTATGTCATATTTTAAAAAATTTATATTAGGATACACACATGCTTATGGTAAAGAAATTGAACACGATGAAATAACACGCGTTAATAAAATTAGACAATTTTTTGCTGAAATAGGATTTACTGACTATGAAGAAATTGTAAGATTATTTGAAGTGTACAAAACTGTTGATGACTTAATGATAGTACTAATAAATAAATTTAGTTCTAATGATAATGCTTTTGTCTTTGTTTCATTATTAAATATGATTAAATCTATTTATATTAATCAAAAATTTGAAGGCGCTAAATGGTCTTGGAGTGACGCTGTTGATAGATTTAGAGATAAAGAAATACGTAAAAACATTAAACGTGTTAAAGCTTTAGAAGCTACGGGAACGTTTGAAACAAATCCAAAAAAAGATGTATTTGAAAATAGTATCTTAAGAGATATTTATAATTCTGTCAGTTATTTAATTAACGCAGGTACATATGTAGAAGATATAAACAATAGATTAGATACTATTGTTTTAAAAAATGAAGATGTGCCTGATACAAATGTTACACCTGAACGTAAATATATTTTAACTACACCTAATAATATTAGCAAAATTATATTACAACAAATGCGTGATACTTTTAAAGTTATATTTATACCTAATTCAAATCCAAACTATAATGCAACTGTTGCTAAAATAATTGAACAAGCTTTAGGAGATATTAGTTTTCATTACACAAGTGAACAGTACGCTAAAAATATTGATGAAGTTCCTTCTAGAAATATTGATTACACGGCATTAATGCAACGATATACAAATCTATTAAAGTTAATTAAACCAGAAGTAGAAGATATTAACTTTGTTCGTTTTTTAGAAATAGCTATTGCTATTAATAATATATCTCAACGTAAAGAATTTATTACTATTTATAAAAATGATTTTAAAAAATATGTTGATTCTATAAATGATCCAGAACAATTAAAACGTATAAACCAACAAGTAGAAGACATAGTTAATTATTTTAATTCTCGTCGTCATTTACTTGATGTAACCCCAGAGTTTGTACAAGCAGTTATGGGTTATATTCTTATCAATAAGTTTGACAATAAAACAAAAGCACAAGCACAAACTAGATTGCGTTATCTTGAAGATCAAATAAAAACTATATCAGACGCACAGCAACGTTATAATATTTCAAAGTTAACTAGCCTTGCTAATCAAATTGAAACAGCAGGATCAATTAGAAAAGCTATTAATATTATTTTTCCTAAAGCTGTTTTAGAAGCAATGACTCCTAAGGAAAGAAGTGAAGTAACTAAACGTATTCAAAATATTAATGACCTTACAAAAATTTTAAGCAGTCAATTAAATCTTGATAAAGGGGAAAGACTGTTATGGGATACTATAGAAGAAGGTGTAGCTGGAGATAAAGATTATGATTTTAAAAAATTACCTACAATTGTAAGCTGGGAATTAATTACTAATACTGTCAATAAATTAAAAGAAGAAGCTGTAACATTAACAAATAGATTAGATAGTTTAAAATCTATGTTTAATTTTAGTAATACAGATCTTGCTGCTATAAATAAAAAAGAATTAGAATTATTAACACAAATAAACATTTTAGAATCATCTCAAGTTATTTTAAATAATGAAATAACTACTATTGATAAAGAAGCAAAAGACAGAAAAGAAAAAATTTTAATTGCTGTGTATGAAAATACACCTTCGCTTATTAAAGAATACGAAGAGTTCAATGAAAAATTATTAACAAAGGCTCAAAAAGAAAACCAAGATAAAATAAACAAATTTAAAAATAAAAAGTCTGTTAAGTTTTTTGAACTGTACGATAAAATAAGAGATGATTTAATTGAAGCAAAAACGTGGTTATCTACAAAAGAATATAAAGCATTTGCAAAAATTAGAAATACATATAAAAAAGATACTTTTGAAAATAATGTTAAATCATTAATTGAATTAGGTATTAATATACAAACAGTCGAAGATTATAATAACTTTATTAAAAATGCAGAAGATAAAATTAATACAATTAATACACTTCAAAAAACTTTAATTAATGGAGTTGATCCAAAAGATTCTAAAGTTTCAAAAAAGACCTGGGGTACTTATAGAAAAGGTTATGAATCCATTATTAAAAATAATGAAAATAGAATTGATAACATTAATAAATATTTTACAGACGGTGATAAAATTATTAGTGATACAGAAGATGGTTTAAGTCGTAAAGGAAGACAGTTAGCTATCGCTAGATATCATGTTAATAAAATTCAAAGAGCTTACTATGGAAGTTTTAAAGGTGCTGCTAAAGAAATTGCTGCAAAAGAACAAAAAGATTTAAAAGATTCACTTACACTAGATAAAAAAAGTACGGATATTCTTTTAAAATCACAAAGTGAATACTTAAATAAAGCAGAAAATTATTTAGCACAAGCACAAGATGAATACTTTAATACTTTTGGACTGGAAGATTTTGATAATTATGAAACTGTTATTGATAAAGCTATACAAGATGTTAAAAATAAAAAAGAAACATTTACATTTAAAAAACATGATAGAGCTAATGAGCTTTCATATCGTAAATTTTTGTGGGCAACATACGCGCAACTTAAAATTAATTATGATTTACATAAGTTAGGAATTAATAAAAAAGATATAACAAAAGAACGTTACAAAACAGAATTAAACAAACTTATTTACTTAAAGAAATTTACACTTCAAGGATTATTAACGCTAACTAAACAATTAATTGCTACTATTAATAAAGAAGACAGCAATTATTTAAGTTCTTTTAAAATAAAAAGTAGCTTAAATGTTTTACAAGTTAAAGAAAAACTTGGAAAAGAAGAAGGTTTAAAAGAAATAGAAAGTAAAATAACTTCTTACGAAAAAGAAATTGTTTTAATGTTTGAAAAATTAGAAGAAGCTTCAGATTTAAGAGAAAGTTTTTATCAACAAATAAAAAAAGACTGGGTAGATAGTGGCCGTGAAATACCAAACACTGACAAAACCCAAGCAGAGTTTGATGCCTTTGGAAAAAGTCATCCACTATTTGATAAGTTTAGAGAAGCATTAAATAAAGAAGAAGAAGAATACAGTAAGATTGATTGGAAAAAAAGAAATTTATTAAACGATGATATACTTAAATTTTTAATTGAAAATCCTTATGTAAGAAATCAATTAAATACGTTTATAACAAAAATAAAAAACATAGTTAATAGTAGTACAGAAAGATTATATGTACGTGGTGGAGATGAACCAACTGGTAGCTGGTCAACATCTTTACAAATACCAATAACTTATGTTAGCTCAGAAAAACTTTATTTTGTAAAACAATCTGATTTTAAATCGGACGAAAAAGAATTAGAAAAAAGAAAAAAAGCAAACAGAGGCGTAGCTCAACCTTCTATACAAGAAGGTTTTGAAGTTGTTGGTACAGGAAGTAACGTTACAACTATAGAAATACCAAGAGAAGTTTTATTAGTATTAGAAAGATTATTAGAATTAAAATCATATCCTTTTGACAACATGGATATTAATTCATTTAAACAAAAAGAATATATATTAGATGAACTTAAAAAAGTAGAAGACGCAATTAATAAATCTACTGTTGTAGAAACTACTAAAGATAAATATAGTAAAGACCAATTAAAAGAACTTAAAGGTGAATTTGAAATAACTATAAATAATTTAATTACTAATCAAAAGAATTATGATTTAGAACAGACTATAAAAGCGTTAATAGAATTAAAAAGTCGTATAACAAAAAATAAAGTTAATATTAAAAATAGTAATAATGTCATTAATGTTTTAAAAACAGAAGGTAATCAAGATCCTACTACTGTGTTAAAACGTGTTGCAAAAAAAGTAAGTGCTGAAACAAATAAAGAAATATCAGATGAGTATCTTGCGTCTTACATATTATCAAATGATACTACTTTATATAAAAAAGAACACGATGATTTAATTGCGCAAAGAAAAGAACTAACAGATAAAATTGTTGCTTTAAAAAAAGAAAAAGAAGCATTAAAAGATTACTCTACAGAAGTACCTGCACGTATTGCTAAATTAAATGAGTTATTAGAAAAAGCTGAAAGCGATAAGAAGGGTATACAGAATCGTTATGATAACCTTATAAGTGCTAGAAAAGAAGAAAAGCCTTATGGTAATAGTAATTTAGATACGTATAGAAACTTAAATAAAATTAATGTTGAACAGACTAGTGTTGAGGTTATTGAAAAAATTATTAAAGATGCCGGTCAATATTACATAGGTGGTTATGATAAATTAGTACAACTAATTAAAGATACTAATACTGACGGTGAAAAAAATATAGGGCTACATAATGGTATAACAGATGGTGTTATTACTGCTTTTAATTATATGGCCCAGATGAAAAAAGCAGGTCAAAACTTACCTGAAGAGTTTATTATTTTAGACATGGAAACTGTAACAGATAGTAACGGTAATAAAATTCCATATCAATTAACTATATTAAAATTTAAAAACGTTAAAGGTAAATTATCTTTTGATGTGTTAAATCAATTTATGACAAATCAAATATTTATTGAAGGTAAAACAGAAGAACTTGTAAACGGTAAAGTAGAAACTAAATTGTCTCCTGAATTAACACGGTTTTATGAACAACAAAGACGTATGTATGTAAAAGAAATGGAAGGCTTTAAAGCTTGGGTTAATGCTGACCCAACTAAAACTAAAAAAGTTTGGAGAAATACAGATCAAGATGAGTACTATAATCTTTTAAATAAAACAATAAAAGATGAATTAGATAAACGTATAGATACTACTATTAAGTATGTAATAGGTCAGCGTAATGACATAGAAGTTACCCGTCTTTTTATAAACGAAGTAAACGCAGCGCCTAAAAATGTACCTATTATTGCACATAACGGTGAAGATTTTGACTTTCCTAACTACAATCAATTTATTCAACGTCTTGCTAGTACTTTAAAAGTAAACTTATATTACCAATTAATAAGAGATAACGATCCTAAAGCTATAAGAGAACGCATGGAGTACGCTAGTGTTAACGACGCTGTTACACGTGGAGATGCTGCACGTTTAATTGCTGCTAATAAAAAAGAAATAACTAGAATTAATCAAAAATTAAAAAAAGGTATACCTTTAAACAAAGCTGACTTAACAGCTATAGGTAAGTTTGATCGTGAAATAGAAAACATTTTAATACAAGATGTTATTAAAAATGTTGAAAGTCGTTTAAGTATAGTAACAAATCAAGGTCGTAAAGTAAGTTTATTTACAGGAGAAAAATCACAATATAATACTATAAAAAGTTTAGTACTTGACTACATTAATGAAAAAGATCCTATTAAACGTTTAGATATTAGAAATGCTATATTTAAATATTTTAATGAAGGTTGGATGTTAAGACATAACATACGAGAAGATGCTAAAATTTTAGCTTACACAGATGAGTTATTAAAAATAATGGAAGAAGAATTTACTGCACAGATACAACAAGGTGTAGATAGTATTGCTGGTGATCCTAAATTAACAAGCGTAAGACAGTTAATTACAGATGCTGTTAAAGAAGAATTAAACATCGCTGATGATCAAGTAACAGACTTTAATTATAACGAAGCAAATACTTCAATTGATTTACAAGTACAACAAGTACTTAGATTTATTGCTTTTATTGAAACTTCTGGTAGAAAGTCTCATAAAGAAAAACTAACAGAGTTAGCTACTGACCAAGCAAAAACATTAAAAGAATATAAAGAAGTAGAAAAAACAATTGAAGATTTAACAAAGAAAGTAGAAGATGGTGTTGTTAAAAAAGAAACTCTTTTTGAAATTCTTAGAAAAACCTCTAAAAAGTTACAAGAGATTACAAAAAATACAACGTATAGAATTAATAAAGTTCTAAAAGAAAAACTTAATGAAGATAAATATGGTTATAGTTCTACGAATATAACAAACTATAGTCTATTAAAAATAGAATTAGATAACTTACAATTAGAATTAAACAACAGTGTGCAAGCTTTAGAAAAGTTAATGAGCATAATTGAAGAAAGTCCTAATGGAAAAATAGATATTGAATCTACTGAAGTTAAAAAACTTTTAGCTACATTTATTGATTCTACTATTATAAGCATCAAGGATGCTGCAGAAAAAAATAAAATATTAGACGCTTATAATAAACGTAGTCAAGAACTTACTACTATGATTACTCTTTTAAACAACGGTAAAGTTGCAGCAAGTTCTACGTTTGATAAAAAAATAGAAGATATAATAAATCAAAAGACTGAAGAGTTTAAAGCTTTAGCAATTGTTAAGCTTCAAGAATTAGTAGAGACTTGGAATAACATTGGACCTGAAGTACTAGGTGCTGACTTTAAAAAAATTCCTGATTTAAAAATTGATGATGCTGATTTAATTAATATCTTAAATAAATTTTTTAATATATTAAAATTAAAAGAAAACACAAATATTATTCAAGACAAACGATTTGCTAACTTAGTAGAATTGTTTAGTAAAAATAAAGGTGTGACAAAATTACTTAGTTTATTAAAAGAAAAAGATAATCTTGTTGGAAAAATAGATACTTTAAACATGCGTACACTTGTTGCATTAGCTATTAAAGATGAATTAGATTACGTTAATAACAATATTGATTTATTAAACCGTTTAAAATTTGACAGAAAACAAACTGATTTAGAAGTTAACACAGAAGCAGTTACTAATAAGTTTGTAGAAGTTTTAAGCAGAGTTAAGAAACTTGATGCAATTAAAAAAGAAATGGAATTTGATCACATTTATACTATTTTAAATGGCGGTAAAGTAAACATTGAAAACCTAGCAAAAGAAGAACGTTTAGATTCATTAGAAAATTTAGCTAATCAAAAAGAAGGGTTAGAGTTTATTCAACAATTAAACATTCCTAACGTAACCCGTGTGTATAAAGATGTACATGAAGGTGTAGATCGTAAAGCACTGGTTATTAAAGAAGATGTTGCTTTAATAAGAAGACCTACAGAAAACTTTTTTATCGTTAATTTATTTGATAATTTTAATGGCGTTGTTAATAGTTATAAGTTTAGTTTAAAAGGTGGTAAAGTATCCTTTGAATTTAATTACACTTATATTGAAGCTGGTAAAACATTAGAAGTTAAAACAATTAAACTACAAGGACCTAAAGAAGATGAAGATATTAACGATTGGTTAAAACGTTTCTTTAATTACAAAGATGCTAAGGGTCAAGTAAAACTTGGTCATACTAAACTACCACAAAATATTGTGTATTTAGAAGATGGTGTAGACCACAGCTTTGAAAGTATTAAACGTGTGTTATCACATTATGAAAAATACAGAAAGCTTGGCTTATTTGAATTAAATGATGAAGGTGTTAGAGGTGGTAAGGTTCTTACAGAAAAGTTTTTAAAAGACGAAGTCTTTGATGATGCTATACCTGATACTGTTTTAGAAGTTATTAACATGACTCAAGTACTAAAAAATAGATTCTTTAGATTTTTAGATGTTCATAACTATGCACGTAAAAAAGAAAAAATAAATAACACTAAAACAATTTACCAAGGATTAGCAGATCGTACACTTTCTAGATTTGTAAGCAATGACCCAAGTAAATACTTGTTATTAGTACCTTCTACTTATAGTGCAAACATGGTTATAGATTGGACCAGTGAGGGTGCCAGCAAGATTGGAGTCTTGCTTGATTTAGAAAAATCTGCAGAAGGAAGTTCCGGTAAATCTGTACCTATATATTTACCTACTAACGTAGATATGCCACATACACTTAACACAAATCCTGCTCGTATTATTTTACCTTACAATAAACAATATTTAGAGTATACACCGTATGGTTTAATTAATAACATCTACAGTTTTGAAGACAAGTTAAATAGATCTGTAAAATTTGAAGAGCTTTTAGAATTATATTTTGAACAAGCTATTAAAGATAACCCTGCTACGGGTGATTTATTAACTGATTTATTAGAACGAAGAGCAGAAAATGGCACACTTATTAATACGTTTACTCCTAATCAATTGACAGAAAAACAATTTGAATTTTATAAACGAAACATATTTCACAAGATAGGTATGAATTTAGAAATAGGCTTTATGGATATGCCTGCGGCTTATGAAGACGCACTTATTATAGATAGAAAAGTAGCTAAAATTTTAGGTGCTAATGAAGGCTGGAAAATTTGGTTAGGCATGTGGGGATTTAAAGGTGCTATTCGTTTTGAAGATGGGATACGTGAAAAGTTTGGTGTTAGTATTATTGCTAATAAATCTTCGGTACAACAACGTGGTGCTGGGGGTGCTGTACTAGAACAAACGATGAATAGTATTAGAAAATATTTAGTTAATTCTGAGTTACAAAAACGTGGTAAAGAATTATTAGATAATCCTAATAAAACATCTGCTATTTTAAATAAAGCGTTTATTAAAAAATATGGTTTAACTGAACGTGCCTTACGTATACTTGCGTCTAAAGACAAAGAATTAAAAGATTTATTTGTTATTAAAGAAGGAAAAATTATCCTTGATTCTGGTGAAGATTATTATAATATTCTATTAGATTTATTTGGCGAAGACTCTGTCAATAAAGTAAAAATATTTAGTGATCTTACTTATGATGTTATTACAGAAGACATTACTATAGAACGTGTTACAGACAAAGGTGATGTTGTAATTGATAACTTTAAAGGTTTAGACATACAACGCGGTGAAATCTATGTGATTGCTGATGCTGATCACACCGCAGAAAAGATGTCTGTAAACGCAAGGCTTAACAGTAACCCTGAGTTAGCAATATTTAATCGTGATATAAAAGGTAACGTTGAAGGCGGTGTACCTGTAACGCCTTCTTTTGTTGCAATTTTAGGTATGAAAGGTGTAGACTTTAAAGTTTTATTAGATCAAGACTTTAGAAAAGAAATAAGTATTTACTCAGAAATTCAAAGCTATGGCATTGAAAAGTTCCTTGAAGCTTATGCTATTAAATTAAGTAATGGCAATTACGATATTAAAAAAACCGTAGATAATATTAAAGCAAGATCAGAAACACCTTTAATTGATAACGCACAAGAGTACATGATGTTCTTTAACATGCGTCTTGAAAGCAACGCAAAAGATAAATCATGGTTTGATATTAAATTAAAAGAAATTAATTTAGCTTCACGGAATCGTGCTCAAGAATTTTTAACATCTGACTCAGGTGCTATCTATACATATTTATATCGTAAACACCCTGGTGTTAGACAACAATTACTTGCCAACATTGATTTAAGTTTAGGTAATTTACGAACTTCTAGAGACTCTTGGGAAACTTTAAGTAAAAAGAAAGACTGGTTACAACTAGAAAAACTTGACGAAACCACCTGGTTAAAACTTATTAACGCTTTTAATTACACTGCAAAGAAACAAAATTTTAGTGGTATTAATGTCAAAGATACAGGATTAAATTACGAAATAAGTTTAAAAAACAAAGAAGAACTAGAAGCATTTATTATTCATTTACATAAACAAGGCATGACTAATGACAGTATTAACGGTGTTGAAAATATTTTATACACTGTTAATAAAAACAATACTATTAGCTTTTATAAGAATAAGTTAGGGCGTAAATTTGGTTGGGTACTAACAGCACGGTGGCCTATCCAAGATGCTAACTCTACACCTACTTTAAAAATTATAGGTTACCACGACCACGCAGCTATTGAAGCTAACCCATATATGTACAAAATGATGGGTGCTGATAACGATGGTGATACTATTGGTATGATTGCTTTAAGCCAACAACAATTTATTGATGGACGTTTTGATCGAGATGATGCCACTAAAGAATCTTATTACGATGAAGGGTACTTTACTTGGGACCCAATTAAAAAAGAAAGAAGATATGTAGAAGGCTACTTAGAAAAAATACGTAAAGAATTAATACCTGATGTTAAAACCAATAAACGTATTCAAAACATTGGTTATGAATATACTTCTGTAGGTAAATCCGTTTTTGAAAAAATACGAACAACATATAAATGGTCAGAATTATATGGTTCTTTATACGAAGGTATTCAAAAAGATATTAACAATCTTGTTATACCAGAAACTTTAGACTGGACTGAAACTGAACAAAAAGAATTTTTAAACGTTGCAATAAGAAAACTTTTTAACTTAAACACAGCGCCTGACTTTGAATTAAAAGACTACAAAGATCCAGCTGCAGTTAAAAAAGCATTAGAAGATAAAAGATATTTCAATATTGCTGCACGTTCTTATTTATTCCAAAAAATTATTGATGCTAAAAAATATGATTTAACACAATATGTTAGCCGTAAAGATTTTAATGTTGTTAATGGTGAAGTTTTAGAAAAACATTTATCAGTTAAAGATAAAGAATATATTATTAAAACGGGCGTAGATGAAATTATTAGAAACCGAAAAGAAAAAGCTAACGCTGAAATAATAAAAAAAGTATTCTTTAGAAAATTATACAGTGTTGGACGTAATGAAACGGTTACACGTTTCCAAGGATCTAAAGTCGGTATTCTTATATTCGGTGGTGTAAGAAAAATTCAAACTTCTAAATCTACGTTAAGCATATTCCCAAATATTAATAGAGATCAAACAGGTAATGTTTGGAATAGTTTTAAAGATCCTTTAAGAAATATTGTTTCTGTAGATTCATTAACGTTAACATTTGAAAAAGTATTGGGTACATTTAGAAACACAATATATTCAACTGCTTTAAAAGATCAAGAAGCAGGATTAAGTTTTGAAGATCTTAAAGAAAAAATTAACAAAGACGCTAATAATTTTGCTAAACAAATGTTACCTAATTTTACTGATCAAGTTTACAACGGTTGGTTTAAAGAAGTTGCGTATAACCCAGAAACAAAAATTTATATAGATGCAGTAGATGCAGTTAAACATAAAGATTATTTTAAACAAGATGCAGAAGATGTACTTGTTTTCTTATATAAAAAATTATATGCTGCTGCTTTAGTTGTTAAAGAATTAACTTCATTTGCGGAAGTAATGAGTGGTCCTAATAAAGTTGATGCTGTAGTAAGACACTTTGATACGTTCTATAAAAATGCAACTTCATTAAACCCACACTATTTAGAGTTTATTAAAAAGTATAAAGGCTATCAAAAGAACGGTATTGTTGTAGATAAATTTGACGAAGTAGATGAACAATACTTATATGTATTTTATTTTTCAAGAAACGAAGATGCTATTCGTGAATTTAAAAAAGCTATAAATCCTAAAGCTAAAAAGAAAACTAAAGAAAAATTAGAAAACGTAATACAAAGACACGCCTCTAATTATTTAAATCAATCTATTGTTGATCGTGGTACTATAGGTACTCAATCTATAGAAGCTAATAACATTATTGGTATTGCTAAACATGGACCTATTCGTATGCTTGTAAGTGAATATTTACGTGCGTTTAAAAACCGTGTATTAGCAAGTGCTAACAAAGTAGGTATAAGAGACATTACACTTGGTGTTGATGATGACCACGATAATGCAATTGCTATTGGTATGGATAAAGATACTTTTGAAATGGAAGAATTATTAATAGAAGATAAAGAGTTAAAAGCTTTAAAAGAAAAACGTATTGAAATTAAAAGTACACAATTACAAGGTAGCTATAGATCAGAAGCAAGCGCATTAAACGCCGCAAATTTATTAATAAATGAATACTCTAAAAAAGAAATGTTCGGTGACATTTACGTACCAGACTCAGTTTATAATCAGTACTTAAATATAATTGTTGAAGTTTCAAAAATATTTAATCAAGAAAAAGATTTAGAAAAAGCTTTAGATAAAACTATTACAATTAATGGCCAACAAGATTCAGTTAATAATTTTTTAGGAAGATTAGTTTCTTTACGTATTGTTGGCTTCCGTTTATTCCGTATCTTTAATATGGCTTACGGAACCTTTAAAGAAATAGAAGCAAGATATGCAGTTACTTCAGATAGTAATGCTAAATTAGATATGAAAGAAATTCGTTTATTAGCTGACAGTTATTTTCTTTATAAAACTATTATAGAATCTTTGGGTTATAAACAACGTATATACATAAGAGAGTTATTACCATCTAAATATCAACACGCTAAAGATTTCTTTTTAGGATCTAAAGAAGTTGATGTAGAGTACGTTACAATTGGAGAAGAAGGGCAAACATCTCAACGTATTAATACAGTTAAGAATAGTACAAGCACACGTGCAACAAAAGATAACTTACATATTATTGCAAGTAAATTAAGTAATCCTTATGGGAATGATTACAATGAAGCACTTGCAAGTATTTCGAAAGCTTCTGATTTAGAAACTGAATCTGTTAGTCAGTTTTTAAAAGATGAAAATTTAGATGTACTAAAAGATCCTATTACTATTGAAGAATTAATAGAACAAATAACAGATTCATTTAAAGAATTTAAATCATTAAAAAATGAAAAGGAAAAATCTTATAACAACCGTTCTAAAGAAAGTGTTAACGACCAAATAAGTAGACTCGTTAGTAACGAATTAGCATTTTATAAAATTGAAAATTTAGTAAGAGAAATACGCACAGCGCAAATATCTTTAAAAGAAAACAACGATGAATTGTATATTAACCAAAGCAAATTAAAACAACTTGCGGGTAAACTTGTTACATCAAAAAAAGAACAAGAAGATATTATTTTATCTATTGAGCAAATAGAAAAATTAGATTTAAAAGATTCGTTAAAGTATTTTAAGAATCGTTTAAAAGAATTATTAGAAAAGAAACGAGAAATTCAAATGGGTGCATTAAGCAAATCATTTGCTCGTAATTTTACAAGCGGTATCTTTTTATTACACACACCTGAAGGTGAAACAATTGAAATGATTAAAGATGGTGTTCCAAGATATTTTGGTGACACACCTACATTAACTAGTACTGATATCAATCGTTTTAAAAATACTAACATAATGAATATGGATAAACTTATCTATCCTTTAATTAGCGCTGCTTCTATTTTTAAAAAAGATATTGTTTTACTAGATGGCAATGGTAATAAAACAACTAAACGTGTATATGATGTAAAAGAATTCTATGAATACTTAGTATCTAATAGAGACTTTATTCGTTTAGTTGTACAAAAAGATGCTTATAATACTGAAGGACTCGCTAAAAAAGTTGGTGATTTATTTGTTAAAGATGATCCTACTTGGGAAAATAAATCAAGATGGGATAAGTTTTTGGGAAGACGTAAACATTCTAAAGATATTAAATTTAAATCTTTCCAAGAAATTATTGATTATGTTAAAGAATTAAATGCTCCTATTAAAAAGTCTTATACTTTTGAAACACCTATTAATAAAATTATATTTAAAGGTAAAGAATATACATCCGTTGATTTAAATGGTATTGATTTAGGATCTGATATATCACCTACATTAAAAGAAATAAACATTAAAAATTGGAAAGAATTAAAAGGACTTTTAAAATTGCTTGAAGATAAACTAGCGCAAGGTGAAGTACTTAACATAGGTCTTGTTACTATTGATAACTTAATGTCTTCTTATGAAACTGCTTATAAACCATTTAAATTTACAGGTCCATTATCAACTTGGTTAGGACAGTTACAATATCTTGAAAAGTTATTAATGCGTTTTAATTATGGTTTTATTATGCGTAACATGTTAGATACTTGGTTACAGTTATACAGTGAAATTTATAAAGACTTTGATATATATGGCACATTAAAAAACAATAAAGAAATTATACGTATTATGGGTTTAACTTTTGATGTGTATAATATGTATCAAGATATATCTGAAGAACGTATTCTTACTTTATTAGAAGTAAAATCATCATATGATAAATTAAATAAATTACTATTAAATAAAACTGCAATAACTAAAGAACAAGTATTAGATGTTATACAAAACTTTTTAAATATTAGATATAGAATTAATGGTTACGTTGAAGGTGCTCAATCATTAAAACAAGATGAGTTAAAAAATAGAATTAAATATCGTTTAGAAAATAATGCTTTAGTATACCAAAAAGATTTAGACAGTGTATTAAAATTTTTATTAGAAGACGTTGTTGGTGTTAAGTCTATTGAAGATTTAAGTAAAGTATCAAATGATACTACTTACCAATTAAAAAATAAAGATGGTGTGTTAGCTATATTAAATCGTACAAGCATACGTGATTCTGTTAACTTTTTATTAGATATACGCTTTGCAGAATACTTTACTTTATATGACAACTTAAAATTTGGAGAAGATAAAGGTAATATTTATAGGGCACGTATTGAAAAACGTTTGAAAAAATATACTAAGTATAAAGATGTAGATGGTAACCCTATTTATAATGCTGATTATAATGACTTAAAAAATATCTTATTTGAAATCAGTGCCTTTATGCAAACGAATGCACAGATTGATACGTATCGTCAAGAAAGTTTTGCTTACTTAAGAGATCTTGTAAGTCAACGCGTAGCTTTAGATGCTAATGATTTTTCTACACGATCATTTAAAGAAGTGTATAACGAGATAGAAGAACAGCGTACTGGTACTTCTAATAAAACTTTGTTTGGTAAATTATTAAGAATTACAAAAGCTGGTTATAAGTTTTTTTATGAAGACTTAAATACTGATACAGAAAACGTAGGTCGTATTGCAGGTTACTTACTTGATAGACAGTTACGTGGTTACAATTTCCAAGAATCTGTTAATAATTCTCTTAAACGTTTCTTTAATTATGGCTTACGTAGTCCTTTAGAAATGCAATTACTTGCTGACATTCCATACTTATCATTCCCTGTTCGTTCTATTAAGAACTGGATTGATCGTATTACGGACCCACGTATTGTTGTTTTATTAAGCGACGTTATCGATGGTGTTTATGGTCAATACGCAGATGAAGAAGGACAGTATAGTGAATTTGAATTATTAGAAATGCAAAGTGGTTGGATACGTGTTAGTAAAAATTTTGGGTTGCGTATTGGATTAGGTTTATATGATGTTCAAAATATTTTAAGTGATCCTAGTGCAGCTTTAGTGGGAAGACAAAGGCCTTTATTAAAAGGTATTGCTAAATTTTTAGAAACAAGAGATGTTATGCAAAGCATTAGACAGCTTGCTATTGCAGGACCAATAACTAGAGTACTTAATGCATTACCTATGAGAGAAAATTTACAACAATCTAAACTTAAACCATTTGTTTCTAGACAACCTTATACTCCTGTAACTACAATACCTTTAGTTTATACTGTTCAAAATTATGAAAAGTATACACCGCGTAGATATCGTTACGGACGTAATGGCCGTTGGGCTAAATATGAAAACATATACAGAGATTGGTTTAATAAGTTTGGACGTATGCGTAGACCTACTACTAACCCATATCGTTTAGTTAAGAACATTCAATGGAGACAGTACGTACGATACAGGCAATCACAAGCTATGATATTAAAATAAATAAACCAGCATATAAGTAATCAGCTTATATGCTTGGTATTATTTAGTACCATTTAGAAAGAGGGGGTGGATGTATTAACTTGTTGGTACAAAACAAGTTAACCTAACTAAACTTTTTGGTGGAGTAGGTGGGAGTTGAACCCACGTTACAATCTTTAGCCCATAAGGTTTATAGATTGTCTTACCCGACTACCCCAATAAAAAGTTTAGTTAGAAAGCCCGTAACGTGGGCTAGACGATAACATTAATTTAGTTTGTTATTAACTTTTTTATCTGCTAATTGTTCAGCATATTCTTCGTTAATAATATCTTGAAGTTCGTCATTAGCAATTTCTGATTGTTCATTAGCAATTTCTGATTGTTCATTTAATACTTCATTTAAAATTTCTTGTTGTTCATTAAGTAATAAAGTTTCCATATCAATTTTTAAACCTGCTTTTTGTAGAATTTGTTGAAGTTTTTCAATAGACTTTGCTTGATAAATAACTCCGTTGTATTCAAATTTAAACATTTTATTTTCTCCTTTCTTTTAATTTTATATTGATAGAAATACTAATATAACTAGGACTATTAGGAAGATGTGTTTCAGTATTTAAATATTGAACAGCATCATCTATGTTGTCTGATAGTATAATAGTATGTATATCTTTTGTAGTTAACGGCATGAAGTTTGTATTAATTTCTACAGTATCTATATCATACTGTGATAATACTGTTTGGATATAAGTTAAACTAAGCACTTCATTATTAATTTTAAATTGATTTATATTTGTTAAATCAATTACTGATAAAAATTCTTTTACATTCACTGTACTCCTTTCAAAGTTAAAAGGCATACTACCAAGCGGTATGCCAGCGCAATTTTACCTAGTTTTTAACTTGCATCTTCTTGATGTTATTAAGAAGTATAGCTTCGATTGCTTTCAGCTCATCTTCGTTTAAGTCTTCGAGCTTACGACCACGTAGTTCTAATTGAACAAACGGGATCATATCGTTGGTCTTTGCAATTTGTCTAAGACTTGTTGCAATTTCAGCTTTACTACGTGTGGGTAAAGTAGCATCGGCTGTAAACAAGTCAAAGATTTCTTGACCTGTCTTTGGTGTAGCCATTTCATACACAGGTTTTAAACCAGGTATACCTTTGTCAACGATTAAGTTGTGGCTAATCTTGTCGATGTTAAATACAATATCAAAATCGTATTCAACATTGTCACGAAGTTCAGGCTTTAAGCCATAAGACTTTGGTGTTGCCTTACCATTTTCACCAGTCACTAATGCAGTGTCTGTCTTTGCACGAGCTGTGACAAAGATATGTTTAGGTGAAGATAAGATAGAGTCAATCATCTTATTGAACTTAGTTGTAAAGTCTTGCCAGTTAGTATATGAGTTACCACCTAGCTTATCCTTCATTGCTTTTTGATCTAAGATGCCACCTTCTTTAACCCAGAAGTGGGTAATGGAGTCGATGATAATAACATCAACTTGTTCCATCGTATTGAGTTCGGCTAGCATGGTCACTAACTTTTCAGTAAAGTATGGCGGATCAATCTTAAGATAGTTATATAAACCAATCTTATTGTAGAGTGCGCCTCGACCAAACTCAGTGTCGATCAAGACTATGTGTTTGTATGCTTCAGCTTCAGTACATTTACGTATGTTCATGACTGCACCCACAGCTAGATACAAAGAGCTGAGAGTTTTGCCACTATAGGTTGGTCCGTAAGACATTACCTTAATGGGCTTAAGAATTTTGACGGCTGACTGCAAAACTATTGGCATTGTTTTTCCTCCTTATGCCTTAATAAAAGGGGGAGGGTTAGTCCCCCTGTTTTATTACTTTCTTAAAACGGCTTTGACACTATCCTTGGTTAAGGTTTCTTTCATAAAGTCATCTATGTTCTGACCATTATTAAGAAGATGTTGTTTAACTTTAGTAGCATCGAGTGTCTTTCGGTTTTGTGGGTGTACATAGTTAATTGTGTATTGATCGTTATAAAAACTGTAGTCTTTTTGTGCTGCCATTTTTTCTCTAACTTTATCTAACAACACATCAAGCTCACTTTCTAATTTAGATATCACACCTTTGTGTGTATCAAGTTCGTTTAGTATTTGACCAATTAATTGTTCATCAGAACCAGCAACAACGGTGTTAGGTTTAACATAATTAAATGTAGCATCACCTCGTTGGTTTGTTTCTAATAAAGCTTTGACTTGATCAAAGTCTACAAGGTATACATCTTTAACATATAGTTTAGTTCCAGTGTAATGGAATACTTTAAGTTTATTAAAGTAGTAACTCATCACGTCACCTTTACATAACATATAGTTATAAATACTAAGTTGCCATGCGACTGCATCTATGTGTAGACTAGATGTAGTTTTAAAGTCGGCAATAATATTGTCAGGTCCATCGACATATTGTAAGTCAACGGTACCGGCAATCTTGTAGGTTGTGTCATAAACAATTTGTTCTGACTTAACTGTCATAGGTTCTATACCACGGGTCTTGATGTAGTTGTCAAACATATCAACTTCATTGATTGTTCCTAACATACTTTTGTCTCCGTTAATATATAACTCTAAATGTTTGTGAATAGCTTTACCTTTAGCTGCGGCTTTCTCTAATATGTCGGCAGGTATTCCTTCATAGTTTACGGATAGTCCATACTTTTTAATAAGCTGGGTTACGCTTATGTATTCAATACCTTCGTGTGAATACTTATGTGTCTTGTCATTAAACTCCATGCCACTCATCCTTTTCTGACCATTTGGTCTTGGTGTATTCTACATCACTAATGATATCAACAGCAGTCATGCTATGTGTCATTAAGTTTTGTATATATTTTACTTCTTCTTTAAGCTGGGCTTCAGGGATATCAGAACATACAAATCCTAATTCATCATGCACTGTAATCATAAACTTCCAGTGTGGTTTAGATTTAATATACTCATAGATCTCTCTGAGCTTTAGTAATAGAATGTCTGCGCCACTACCTTGCACCAACCAGTTTTGTAGTTGATGTTTGTTGCGGCTAAAGTATCGACGCAGTAATAGGTTAGGGATATTGTCCGTGATATAAACACGGTTACTAATCCACTTACCAAAGGCGACAACACCAGCAAAAGCTTTACGATAACCTTGTACTAATGCTTGTGCAGTAGGAAAGTCTACCTTTAATGCTTGTTGAATCTTAGGTGCAGCAGCGCCATAGTTAACTGCGAAGTTCGTACGCTTACCGAGTTGTCGGTATTTCTTCCAGTCAGCATGTGTTTCATCGATGCCTGGGAATGCGTTCTTTGTAGTCAAGCCATGTAAGTCAGTGGGCTTCCACTCTTTAGTTTGGTCTTCTTCAAGATAGTATTTACCATCTCGTTGTATACATTTGTATGGTGTAAAAGCGCGGACCATGTTAATGTCTGGCTCACCATTTACAATGTTAGTCCATTCACATTGCAAGCGTAGTTCCATTTGACTGTAGTCAAAGTAGAACATGTACTTGTCTTTGCTTGGGACTACAAACCAACTACGAATATTAACTTCTGTTCCATCGGCTAATGTAATTGGTTCTTTAGGGAACTGTTGGAAGTCAGAAGATAAACGACCTGTAATAGTACCGGCTAAGTTGTATTGGGTAAAGACACGGTACTCACCGTTGAATATTGTAAGCTTATCTAATATAGAACGAACATAGGTATTAAGATACTTATCTAATTTAGCTATGTAATTTGCTGCTTTAGCAGCTGGAGATACATCTTCGATCTCACTACGTGTTTCTTTATCAGAGCTTTCTAATTGTTCACCGGATTCATATTCGTATAAGTCTTTAAGCTTAGCGTGTTGACCAATGGATAACTCAGTGTTCGTTCTTGTATCAACAATCTTTGTCTTAGATAATTCATCTACGATTTTAGCTCTATCTTTAAGTACTTGTTTAACGTCGACAGTAAGACCTTGACGTTCCATCACAACAAGTGGATAGGTTGCATTACTAATACGTTTAAGTGTTTCAACTTGTTGAAGTTGTACCACTTTAGGGAACCATAGTTTAAGTAAACCATGGGTCAATCTAATATCAGTAAGACCATAAGTCACAACGTTAGAACATTGTTCATAGGTTGGTTCTGGATTAGCTTGTAAGAATTGTTTTCTTATTGCTGTGTATTGTGGATACAAATGAAATACTTTATTCCAATCGCTATATATATGGTTAAGTGTTTTGGTTTGATTAGTAGCAGATTGTTTTGTATCCCATAAGTTATTGGCTGTAAAATAATCTTTCATCTTTTGTTTGTGTTCAGACACAAGTCGGCTAAGTTCCATTTTCAATGAACGTTCTTCTTGGTTAGAATCAATACCTAAGTATCGAACACCTAGTGTTTTTAACGCAACAGAAAATGTTTTGTCTGTTTGAATGTCATGGTCTAGTACTAGTCTGGCTAATACAGCGGTATCAATGAAGTTTTTATTACTAAATAACTTTGAATCGATACCATGATTGATGGCCATGTGCACGTCAAACTTAATGTTATGTCCGACAATCGTTTGAATACTATTCAAATGTTGTACAAACATATCACGACTTGCAGTATCTTTCACGTGAAACCATTTGGTTTCTAATAGTTCTAAGTTGTGATCAACCAATCCATATTGAAACATAAACGGCTTGTCGGAAATGATATTGAGACCTGAGGTTTCAGTATCATAGATAAGATATTTGACCATACAGGTCCCCTTTCATCTTAGTTTTACTAAGTTACTATACTGTGCTTTGAATTTTTCTTGGCACAATTCAAATGCGTATTCGTCATAACTATCTTTAAGTAATAAAACATTGACAGTTACTTCTCTTGTTTGACCACGTCTACATATACGTGCGTTTGTTTGTATCCATTTTTCTGTGTCCCATATTGGACTGAACCAGAATATATCTTTGCAATCACTGTACTGTAGGTTAAGTCCGTGTGCTGCACTGAATGGACTAAGGATACCAATTTTTATTTTGTTGGCATTCCAATCTTCGAAATCTTCTTTGTTAGATAACAATCGTGTGCCAGGTATCTTAAGTAATTGTTCTTTATCAAATACATATGTATATGTAATTAATATTGGCGTAGTAATTGTACTAATGCGTTGCATTAATACTCGGATCTTTAGTTCATTAAGATGAACAACTTGATCTTGGTTATACACATTACCACTAGCTATCTGGTTAATCTTATTAATCAACTGAGTCTTACTAAAAGCAATAAGATTATTTCCGTTATCAAGTTTGATAATGAAGTCTTGTTTAAATTGTTTTAACAGTTGTTCAGTGATTGGGTCTGGTTTAATAATAAGTTTCTTGACAATAGGCTCTGGAAACAATGGTTGGTCTGGCTCAGGTATACTGGTTGATACATCTTTGATAAGGTTTAGAATATGATTGGTCGCTTCAATAGAATATTGATAACGATTCTGCCCATTCATTAATGGTACAGGTATAGCATAGTTAGTTCTAAACTCTGTGATGGTATATCCTAAGCGTTGACCACCGTCTAGTAAATAGATGGGTGCCCATATGTCTTCTATATTTTTAGGTGTTGGTGTGGCAGACAGAATCATAACGTTTTTGATTTGATGTGCCCACTTCTTAATAAGTTTAAACCTTTGTGAACGATAGTTCTTAAACAAACTTACTTCGTCAATGATTAATAGATCGAAACGATCAATCAATTGTTGTTCGTCGTAGTGTAATTTAACACCTTGTTTGCCATAAGACTTACGTTTAACATCGGTGGTATGACTGATGTACCAGTCAATCATTTCGGTATTCATTCCGAAGATATCGAACTGTTGATTAACAACTTGTATACGATCTTCTTCTTTAAGTTTACCTGTAATATATCCGTAAGATATTTTATCTTTGTACCACTTATTTATTTCGCCTATCCATGAAGATTCAATCACGTTTTTTGTACTTATAAGTAACGTTCTTGGTTTGGTAGGAGCAGCCATTATTTTATCTAAACACATTTTAGTTTTACCATACCCTGTATATAACAGATAGGCGTGTTTCATAATGTCTTTCCTTTCTTTAAGAAAGCGGTTTACCTATACACCGCAAGGTTTTGTATTATTTAGAATGGTAATTCAACTTGTTCTGTTTGAATCGTTGTGGTTTCTAACACTGGTTTATCTTTGAAAGAAATACCGTGTTGAGTTTTGCCAGCGTTCTTACCAGTTTTTGATACGTAGTTATAGATAGTAACTTTATAACTGGAACCGATTGCACTGTTAGCAATTTCTAATAGTGATGTAGTATCTTTAACTGGGATTGTAGCTAACGCTTTGATCCAGTTGATTAACGTACCATCTAAATCAGTTGTGCCACGTAAGTGGTAGTTGTAAAAGAAATTAAATTTCTTCTTGTTGATTTCAACAGTGACGAATTGATAAGCTTCTTCTTCGGTGAAGCCTAACACTTTAGCAACATAACTTCCAGGTGCCAACACTTCGTTGACAATACCACCTTGGGTCTTGGCAGTGTTTGCGTCCTTAATTAGAATGTCTTTTAATGAAGGTTTGTTCATTGTTTTTCTCCTTGTTTTTCTTTCAGTATAACTACGAGTTGATCGATCTCATCGGGTGTGAGTTTAGATACAAGCTTATGTAGTTTCGATAACGCCGTTTCTGGTTCGGCTATGTAAATAGGCGTGGTCTTAAATAGATTATACAAATCTTGCGGTGTCTTTTTATGTTTGACAAAGAAATCATTGAGGTCTTCGGCGTCGCCTAAACCTAAGTCAATGACTTTAACTTTGCACTTAAAACGTTCCGTAAGTATTTGCGCATCTTGTTTTGCACCAGCTCTACCTGCTTCATCACAGTCATAAACCAAGACAACATTTTTGTTCTCTAGATTTTTACCTCCGATGATATAAGACTTAGCACCACCAAGCTTAGCAACTGCATTGGTAATACCTTGGGATCGTGCTGTTAGCATATCCTTTTCGCCTTCACAAATAATGATTGTGTTGTTAGCTTGAACAACATCATAAGGTGTTAGCATTCCTGAGAATACACCTGGACCATACTTGTACTTAGCAGCAGTAGCATTGTGATTAGATAAACCTGGATTGTTAAACCAAGTTGTACCTACTCTAACTCCATTCCATTTGTGTTCGTACATTAACTTACCTGTGGATGCCATAAAGAAATTATCTTTTATGATTGCATCACTAAGGCCTATGCCTTTAAGGTAGTTGTTTTGTTCTTCACTAATTGGATTCTTGTTATACTTATACTCTTCTGCTTTGATCAGAGACGATTGGATTGTTGCTGCATATCTTTGACTGACGCCAAAGTACTTAGATATAAATCCAATTTCATTGTGGGCTTTTGCTCCACAAGTTAGACAGTTGTATTGCCCTTCATGACTTATGCCAGCACTAGGTCTGGAGTCATCATGAAAGGCACAGTTGACTTGTCCAGAGTCAACACCGAAGACGAGTTGATAGATATTCATCTATATAATTATACTCCTTTTCTCTGGTGTTAACCAGACAAATTAACTGACTGTAACATACTATTAATACTTGTTACATCGTTTTTATTTCGGATAGAAATACCTTTTAAATTGTTATCTAGTTCACTGGATACAGAGACGACAAATACATTCTTTAGCAAAGCGTGAATGTTTTGTCTAGCCATCAATGAGTTTAGATCACCATCGGTTACGATAATGTTTAACCATTTATCAGATAGTTGTTGGGTAATGACATCGGCAATTGCGTCACTGTTTGTACCGCCACTTAATTGTTTATAGAGTGGATCTTCTTCATATTGTTTTGGTGTGTTATTACTATCAGACCATTTGATATAAGGTACTTGGATAATACTGACGTCACCACTTGCATATAAATAATAAGTGATGTCGACAGGTATATCTTTGTATAGTTGTTCACATACATCACTCATGATTTCGTGGATAGAACCTTCAGTACTACCAGATATGTCGCGATAAATTGCAACGTTCATATAGGTATGTCCTTTTTCTAAGAACAAATTCTGATCGGCTAAGCGATGTGGATTAAAGAAGTTAAGAACATTAACCTTTGGTTGTATAGTAATAGAATCTTTGTATTGTGCTGTAAACAATCCATCTAATGTATGATGGTCTGTTTGAATACGTTGTGACATATCCAATAGTTCTTTATTAATCAAAGTTTTTTCTTGAACAAGTTCTCCTTTAATTAAATCAGTAGGTTGTTTAATATGCGATTCTTCTTTGTAAAAATCGAACTCACCTACAGTTTTACTGTGGTCAGTACTTGTTCCTCCATTATTTAAATGGTTGTCAGGTCCTATTTGCTTATCAAGTTTATCTAAGAATTGTTGTATCTGACCTTTGTTATCTAAAGGATTGATATGTTGATTAGGATTTTTAAGTGGTGGAGGTGGTGGATTATTTGTGTTATCAAATATCTTTTTACTTATGCACCAGTTATAAAACTCAATGATTGTTGTAGCAAATTGTGTTTCATTACTTGGTTTAATACTGAGTGTTGTTAGTATACCCATACCAAATCTGGTTTTGTTTGTGTCTCTAAAGGACATGAGCTTATCAATGTATCCTTTAAATATTAATTGATCAGCATAAGTTAAGGTAGGAGTCGGGGCTTCGTATACATAATAATAATTGAATGCATACGGTAGCTGTGTGATGTCATACTCTGGTTTAAGTTTGCGAATACAGTCGATGACATCAGTAAGATAACTATGATCTTTCTTTAATTTCTTTTCGATATAAAAATCTTCAATCCAATTAATTAGATGGTGATAGTGTTCAATCCATTTTAATGGACCAGTATTTATCTTGCGCCATGTTTCTAACATTACAAATAAACCTTTGGAATACAAATGGTGTCCTAATTCATGATAATAAATTAGGAACCTTGGTAAATTTAATGTACCGTAAGCATCCATAAGTGATTCACTTAGGACAATCTTATTACCATCGTACATATTATCTGTGTCTTCATTGTTAATGATGACTTTAATTTCTTTACCATCACTTGTATAAAAATTGTTTGTAATAAACTGAAGCACATTTGCATATGCTTGCTTGATAGGATCAACTGGTTTTTTATTTTCTTCCATGTTAATCGGTTGAGTCAAGGACTCTGTGTCTTAAGTATAACTTGTCTTCGGATTGCCATACATCCCATAAGTCTATGTATCCAATGTGTCTATAGGTATCGTTGACACCACAGACAGCCATGATTTTATTTAGATCTTTAAGATCTGATCGTTCTAATGGCTTTTTAATTGTGTATTTAATAACACCGTTACATTGGTCGCGTTGAATACTTTCGTATTCTTCTTGAGTGATGGGATAAAATAATTCAAAGTCCATGACTATTCCTTTCTATAATTTATTTACAAGTTGTTGTACTTGCAATGTGTCGAGTAGCTTATCATCTGTCTTTGTCATTTTGCAAATGCCATAGAGATGATTACGAATACGATCGATATGTTTGCCATATAATATTTTTACTTGGCGTGTACCAAAGATGTTAGTAAGACCTAACACTTTATAAATATTAAATAGATTATTAATCCATTCAACATTTACAGTTGTCCACTTAGCAATTGTACTGGTTGGAACTGGTTCAAAGAACGTGAGTTCAACGCGTGATAAGATTGCATCGGGAACAATACTGATACCTTTATCTTTATCGTTTAAGGTAACAATAAATTTGCAGTTAAAATTTTTATGATAGACCTTACCTCGATACTCAAATGTGGTTGACGTATCATCAAGGATAGGTTGGAATGTTTTCATTACACCGGTTAACAGGGTATTGAATTCATCTAAGATGATAATGTATCTACGCTTCTGTGGATCGCTCATCATTTTAATAGCAAGTGATTCTTCGAATGTAGGTTTACCATCCAGTAATTTAAAGTCTTCGAATAAAGTTTCGAGGTTAAGATTATCTCTACACATTTTAAACAGTGGTTCGATACCACATTGTTTAGCGATTTCTTCTGCTCGATAAGTCTTACCAGTATCTGGTTGACCTACGAACATGGATGCTCTTGGTAGTGTTGAGAATAAATCTTTGCTTGCATCTTGTTTAGCACTGATTGTATTAATCATTAGCTTTTCATAGAGCAAGGCAGTTTCATCTGGGGTAGTAATCGGTACAATAATTTGTTGAGTTAATGTATCCGTATAGTATCGATAGCCATCGTTAGATACAACTTTAGTTAGACCTTTTGAAAGGTCATCACGCATACGTTGTACTATTTCTGCTGTTGTCATTTGATATACCTTTCTTTATTCGGACATGCCGATACTTTTGTCTAACATTTCTTCTTTACTAAAGCGTTCGACTAATAATATTAAAACATTCATAAGTTCAGCTAACTTATTAAGTTGCTGTGTGTATAGAACATGATCGTCAAAATTCATGGTTAATAAATCATTGACCATAAGTTTATGTAGTCTATTATAGACTGCACGTATACGTTCACTAGTTACTTGAGATGCCATAATATTCCAAAATGTCTTCATCAGACATACCATGTAGTCTAAGAATATAGGTTAAGTCCTTGGGGTCCATACCAAGATTTCTTAGTTCATCTACTAAGTAAGCTACAAGTTTTTGTAAGTTTAATTTAGTCATGTGCTGGTCCTCTTTCTTGTTCTTGTTGTTGTAAGATAACATACTTATCTACTTGTGGATTAACAGCAAGTCCACCCCATGTACCATGAAGTTGACCCATGTCATCAACGTAATTGACAACACCTTGTCGTCCATTGTAATGTGGTTCACCGTCCATGTAGACGATGACAATAAGTTTACCTATAAGATAGGTGTAATCTTGTTTCATTTTTTCTTACTCCTTTTATTTTCGTAAGTTATTTTAATTTTACTTACTTGTTTTTGATGTTCACCTGAATGTAAACAATTACTACAAATGTAATTGAATACTAATGAACCATCAATAAGTTGAGGACGATCGTCTAACATTATCTTTGAACTGTTACATTCATGACATTTCATTTAAGGTTTCTCCTTTTCAAGTCTTCACTTATAATGTCTGTTTCAATATCAGATAGAATACTATCGAAGACTTTAATCATCATTGGATCGGCACGTTTTGATGAACGATATTTTTGTAAAAACTTTTTTAAGTAATTGAATTGAAATATTTTTTCCATATGTTTCTCCTACCGGACTTGCACCGGATCGTTGGGGGATTAGACTTACGAGGGTATTGAGACTAGCTCTCATCCTATGCTACAGCCCAAAGTTCTTTGTGAAGATACCCCACTTAGTTATATCTAAATGGGGTAAGAATTAATTACCACCAAGCTTCGTAGTAAAATCGTTCGCCTTTTTGTTTTGTTGATAAGACTTGCATTAGTTTTTCAATTGTTTCATTTATTTGTTTAAGATACCATTCATCGAAGTCATAACCTCCGAAGAAGAATCCTGGGGTAGGTGGTAACAGTTCTTGTGCTAAACTAACGTTAACAAACATAGGAACCATTTCTTTTTTCTCGAATGGTTGTCCATCTTTGGTACCACGTTCTGTTACTTTTTCGAAACCTTTCATACCACCTGCAATAAGATGTTCTTTAACACGAATACAATCTTCTAATAAGAATTCTAATTGCGTGACTTTGACCGGGTACTTTGTAACGTTTTTAACTCCACCTAATTGGTGGTCAAACCAACCATGTATTTGATTAGCTTTACGCCAATCAATAACGGTACCACGTTTACTTGAGATAAGTATTTGATCTAAGCCCATAGCTTATACCCAAGATGTATGTTTGTCACGGCGTGGCTTTTTAATTTTCTTTGTAGCCATCATGATAAGTTGTGGTCCAGCAGGTGGTAACATTTCAGCAGTGCTGATTTGAAATAAGCTACCGTTAAACTTTTCTTTTGCCCATGCAATGGCTTCAGCTTTATCTTTAGCCATGATTCGCAAAGTAATATCGAAACGTCCTTCGACTGTAAACCATTTGTCTATTTGTTTTCTACCCATAAGGGCTCCTTTGTTTTTAAGTGTGGAAAGACTTACCGTTATTTCTAGGGGGAAAGGGTACGTTAAGTCTTTTACGTGGTGCTTATGCACAACCACAATATATTTAGTTTATACCTGACTCTTTAAGATGTTCAGGGTTAGGTGGTGCTGATGAATCTTTGACATCGTTATACATAGCTAAGATATCTTTGCCATGCAAGACAACTTTGGCTATGTTTTCTTGAATGAGTTGATTGCTAATGTTTTTACTATTAGCTTGTTGAGGTACAATTGCTACTTGTTTATTTAAGTAGGCTGAGTACCCAGCAGTAATCTTAGCAACTTTAGCTTTTGTTTCTGGTAAGAATACAACATCAGATAAGCCAACAATCAATCTTGCTGCCCAATTTTTAAGGTCAGCTGTACCAGTTGTTTCAGACGGGTATTCACTCATAACAAGTTTTTCTCCTGATTGTAATGCTCTAATACTTGAATTAAGTATCGTTACATTATGATCAACAGCACGACTGAATAGTGGACTTTGGTCATTGTTAATCATAATCATGGTAGTATCTGCATTGACTTGACCAAGAATATTTTGTGCTGTTGACAAACTATACTCGGTAAGTTTTTCTGCATAGATACCTAATGATTTTCGGTATTGTAATGTATCTAACTTGCCGTAATAGAAAAGCACAAAAGGTGGTTTATAAATCCTCTTTAGTTTTTCAGGGTAATCTTCATCTATGATGGTGACTACCTTTGCTTGTTCTTTAGCTAATGTTTCATGCACTGTTGGTTCATCTACAAGCTCTTTGTTTTTAATTGCTTGGTAGATAGCGTTCCAATCGCCTTGGTATTTAATAGCAAGGTATACAATGATGTCTCTTCCTCTTAACATATTATATTCCTCTTAACTCTTGGTAGAGTTCATCGATAATCGTTTGAAGTTTTTCTTCATAACGTTTGTTATCTTTGGCACGAATCTTTGCACGTGCAGCTAACAATGCTTGTAGGATTTCAAATAAAACGTAATCGGGTTCTCTACGATGTGCGTATTTAGTCTCTAACTTTTTCATTTAAAAGTTCCTTTCATTTACTAATTATGTCTAATAATTCATAACTTAAAATAAGAAGTCTATCTGTAATAGTTTCATTACCATTAAGCATATCGGTATATCCTTGTTCTATAGCAGAAAGTTCATGTTGAATTTGTGCTATACGAATCATAGCATTGTGAGAAAGTAACACTGTCTGTTCCATAATTATTCCTTTCATTAAACGCAAACTACACAGGTGTGTAAAGTCTGTGTAGTTTACTATGTTATTGTAGACTTTTTTCAAAGCGTAATGCTTCTTGTTCCAAGTCATATCCGTAAGCTAATGCTTGGGTATAAGCTTGTTGTTCTGAATAACCTTCATGTAGAAGTTCATTCATTTCGCCGAAGATCTCCCAGTGGAAGGGAGATGCTTCAGCTTGTTTACAGAATTCTTCGAATGTCATAATATTTCCTTGTGAAATTCAACAAGACCTTTTTTCATTTCAGTATGAAGAAGTTCATTAGAGAAGTAAGCTTGGTCTTTGTTATGTGAACGAAAATCTTCAAGTAATTCTTTGACTTGATCTTGATTGAACACAGAAGCATCTTCTTTATATTCAACAAGTTCTAAAACATAACGTGGACCATCTACATCAACAACTTTAATATACAATTTTTCTAGTGATGGAACGTGATAGACAGATAGTATTGATAATTGTTGCATAGGTTCTTGTGTTTGATTTTCTAATGCTTGTATTTCATCTTGAAGACGATCAATGTATTGAAGATACTCTTCATCAATACGTCCAGAATTCATTGCATTGTTTAAAGCAATATACAGTTCTTTTAGTTTTTTAGACATATTATCCTCCTAGATAAGCTTTGTGTAGGTCACAACCCTGGTTTCCCTTTTTGTTATAGCAGAAGGGTAACTGCTAATAGACACAAGATAGGACTTACGTTGTTCAGCCTATCCCGCATTATTTAATTGTAGGCCATTTAGTAACAATACGACCTGTATTAACTTCATATAAAACAGGTTTGTCAAATGTAGTACTGAATGTCTTTGATTTTAAATCAAAATTTTGTATTAAAACCCAACGACTTGTCTTTGCGTTTTTACGCATGTTGTGCCCCTCCTAGAGCAATAAGCTTTGGTGAACTATTAAAGGAATTTACCTTATTAGTTCATATATGTACTTTTTTATATGGAAAGTACTAAAACCTAAGTGGGAACATCCCACATATTGTGATTAAACGAATCTATGTATAGATTCTATGTAATGGATTTAAAAGCCCTTCGGGATTTAAAAAAAGGGAAGGGATCCGAAGATCCCTTCAAACTACTTTTTCTTTTCGCCGAAAATATAGGAGCCCGCAGGTGCCCCTAAAGTAGGATCGACTGCGTTCGATATTGAGAGCAGGATATTTTTCCCTGCATCTCTTGTCCAATTCACATTACCTCTCAAGGTAAGTGAATTAGTAAGACCAGTAGTTTGGTCTTTAACTTGAATAGTGAAAACTTTTGTAGTTTCACCCTTCCCTCCAACATGAATATAAAATGGCATGATGATGCCCTCCTCTGGTTTTGCGGGGGTAGCTGACGGCTAGGATGTGCTGTGCTTTTTAAAACAAGTCCGGGCGAGGCCGGAGGAGGAGAACGGATTGAGCGGGTAGCGAAGTGCTTGGGTGTGGATTAGATATGATTGATTAGGGGGGGTAAGAAACATAATATATGTAATGACAACTAGAGGTACTCGGAAAAAACTTATGAATCCAAGGATGATAACACGTAGGGAGCCTTAATAACATCTGATGATGCACGGATCGCAAACTGGAAGTTTGCTGTGCCCTGGCGGGTTATGTGGGCTCTGACGCGCAGAAGAGGTAGATGCCTTGCGGCATGACGTTTTTACGTGTACCTATTGTCGTAGTACATATGGTATATGTGGGGGAGGGGGGTGACCTATAGGGGTATAGGGGGGGGTGGTTCTTAAATGCAATATTGCTGTAGGGGGTATAATATATATAAATATATATTAGCGCCCTTTTCTCCAATGGTAGTATACAGGTAGTATAAGCCTTTGAGCAAACATACCGTCTACAACGACTAAAGTAGTATAAGTAGTATAAGTAGTATATCTTTTAAACAATCAGTCAGTCCTTATACCTCCTATATTATATATATCTAATAGACACTCTATAGGATACTCCAAGGGAAGTGCCTACTTATACTACATGCGCTACCACATAGAGATGGCACCTTAATTCGCCAGCCCTTCGTAGGACGTTAAGTCGCAACCATAGTCGATCCTGGACAGATGTCGGCTAAGGTATGATATACTAAACCCAGAAACCGACCGCTTGTCTTACCAGAAGCAGGTGCGTGAGTTCGGCAGCTATCACAGAAGCAGGTGCACAGGTTCTGCAGGTTGTTGTGTATATCTGTGTTGCCTGTGTTATACTACGGATAGGAGATCACTATGGCATACATCGAAGCAAGCTTGCCGCCAATGAAAGTATACGTACGGGATGGGTTCTTTTTTGACAAGCCTGATGCGCCTGAATACGTAGGCAAGTACACAAAGGCAATTCTGATCTCAATCAGATGCAACGAAGGTTCGGCGGCACTGTTCCAAGTCTTGACCGAGTATGGCATGATGCGGGACAAGTTACCGATCTCTGCCTTGGCGTGGAAGATCCCTGAAGACGAAAAGGTCTGGGAGACTTACCCGTTCCATAGTCTACAGTTGTGGGACTGCTTCTCTAAAGTCTTTAGCTTAGTGACCTTGAACTATGTGTATAATGCTAGTGTCGATGTCAGGATGAAAAACCGGACGACGTTAGAAGGGACTTACTTGTACACGATCCAATGGGGAGCGAACGAGAACAACGGGATGGACTTCACGTTATCCGAAGATCCCCAAGAACATAAGTCCCATCACTTCATCATGTTGGAGACAGGACAGTTCGCACTGCAACCCAACAACCGGATCTTACGCTGGTATGAACCGAGCTTCGTGACCAAGGAGTACAAAGACAAACCTTGGAAGATTAATACCCAGGAGTATAGCTGTGAACAAGAGCATGCTTGGGTCACCGAAGACACAGACGACTTCCTCTATGAAGCGGACATCGTCAGCAAGGAGAAAAAGTAATGGTATTCATTGTCGCATTTAGTGTCGCCTTATTCTTTATGTTGTTTGTCCAACGTACACCAGTATATGAACTGATCATGTTTGGATGGTTGCCATTTATTATAGGACTGCTTTATGTGTTAGGAGTTTCTGCAGCAGTGGGTGGACTCGCAAGTTTAATATTTTACTTGACAATGTAAACAAGATGTACTACACAGACTGTGTACTTTCTGTGTTGCATGTGTTGACAAATAAATTCTACTATGCTATACTCATAGCAGAAGTAGGAAAAAGCCCGATGAAAGCGGGATAATTCCAAGATAGGAGATACAGACATGGCAGTTTTTAATAACTACTTGACGAGTTACAAAGCGCATCTTCGTAAGCACGTGAAAGAAGTATTCACAATGTTTCAAGATCGTTCGAACTTGTCCGAACCAGAAATTAAAAGGTTCGTCGCTGAGTTGACAAGTGATGCTGCGATTCCGATTCCACAAAAAACATTTGAGTGGTTAGGTTCGTACTTCAAGTATGTCGAAGACAAAGAACAGATGTTGGTCTATGACAACACCAATGGTCTATGGCACTTCGAACAAGACGAGACCAAGCTACGCAATATGTTGACAGACTTTTTCAGTGTCGTTGCTGAAGAAGCTGAAGCGGCAAAGGATGAAATCTTTTACCGATACGCCAAAGCATTCTTTGTTCCAGGTAGACTCAACGCATTAGCTGCACGGATCAAGACAGCAATTATCTTTACGATACGTAAGAGTGCTGACATTGTGAATGCAACCGAAAACTTACGCTACTTTGAAACCACGGATGGACGCCGTGCGATTCTCGACATGAGCAAAGTCAGCTTCAATCTAAAACCAGTTGCCTTTAAAGATACCCAAGACTTACACTTGATGCACATTAGTCCAGTTCCGATTAACACGACAGACGATGAACCGACATTATGGTTACAGTTGATCAGTGAGTATATGTTAAACGACAAAGATAGAGTTGCTTACTTTCATAAAGTGTTAGCGTACTTGATGTCACCATACAACTACAACCAAGTGATGATTTACTTTATCGGTGAGTCAGGTCGTAACGGTAAGAGTACAGTCATCAAAGTCTTACAAGATATTCTTGGACCGCATGCTGTCCGTATGAACGCTGAGTATCTAAACTCACAACCACAAAGCTCGTATAAAAAAGATGACGCGTTGGCTGCAACCGAAGGTAGAAGTTTATTAATCTTTAATGAGATCGATGAACGCATGGTTGCATCTACACAGAACATTAAAGAAATTACTGAAGGTGGACGCGATGAGTTTGGCAATAAGATCATGACTGTCATTCGTCCAGCGTATTCCAGAAACTATGAAGTTAATGTTTGTGGAACGCCGCTTGTGATTGCTAACTCGTTGATTAACTTTGGAGACTGGTCTGCACTTGATCCTATTTTCAAACGATTAATCTTAGTCCCATTTGATTTTAAGATTGTAAAAGAGGACCCCAACCTCTTAAACAAGTTGGCAGAAGAGTACCCTAAAATCCAAGCTTGGTTATATCTCAATTACTTTAAGCATAAGGGACTTAAGATTAAACAAGAACCAAAGCCACATAACATCGAACAAAAGTTCTTACAGTACCGAGTAGACTCAGACATCATCGGGATGTTCTGGCAAGAATGCATTAACGTTACGACAAATAACAAAGATGAAATGTTGCGCAGTGATCTCTATCGGATGTACGAACAATACTGTAAAGCCAATGGACGCAAAGCAATTCGTAACAAAGGTACTAACGGTTTCCAAAATTTAATTGAAGGACACTTAGCCAAAGCAACGATGATACATAAGAACGGTTCTTATTATGTACAAGGTGTAAAACGCACCACCTTCTTCGATAATGAAATCCAGAAGTTGCTACTCTGATGCACACTGAATTACTGAATATGGGTTTCGTCAAAGAACCTGACGGAATCTATATCAACCGAGAGCTAAGTATAAAAGTAAAAATTGTCGATAGTAAGATAACGATAGTTACAAAAACAGGTGAAGTTAAAATTATAGCAATTAAAGATTTAGAATCAATTATGGCGGACTACTTATGAAAACACTAGAATTCTTTACAAAGTTTATTGATATCAAAGCCCACAAGATTGAACATAACATAGAAGAGTTAGATGCGATAAGAAGTAAAACAGCCTTGGTTAAAGCGACAACACTGTACCAGATTTATAAACACAATGTGTTTGAAAGAGATGGAAGACTAACGATCAGAGACTTCTACCAAGTTGCAGGGCAGTATCTGTATTACGATAAGTATGTTTGTAAACACGGCACCGAGTTCTACTACTACGTGATGTTTAATGAAAACAATCCGATGTACCAGTTAACAAAAGAGTTACTGCGTAAACGGATCTATGCAGATCGACCAGAGATGTTAAAAGATTTGCTGCAGGTTTACCCAGCCGTAACGAAAGGAGGAGCACATGATTAGAATCTTAGGGCGTACATTCGAAACGTACGATAAAGCAATTACATTTTTAAAACTAAGTATTAAGATGGAACGTAATGACAAGATCCGATTACAGTTAGAGCATAAGCTTGGTTACTTAGAAGTCGAAAGAGATATCGCCGCTGATAAAGCAAAGGAGAAAGCCCGTGCAAAAAGGAAGTAAAGTCGTTGTCCATAACATCCACCTTAAAGATATTGTCAAAGGTATCCGTAAAGGAATGATAGGCACAGTGTTACAAGTTTTAGATGGTGGGGATTTACTCGTTAGTATTCCCCAAATTGCTGAAGACGGTTGGACATTTCTAAAATATCAACTTAAGGAAGTTAAAGATGAACAAGAAGCATAGACGTGGTTTAATCGGTGTGCGTAAACTAGACACAGATGAATGGCATATTTTTAAAACACAAGACGAAGTCGCTGCGTACATAGCCGTGTCGAGACCGATGGTCTCACTGGCGCTTAATGGTAAGTTTAAAAAAACAAAACACACGTTAATGGGTTATGAAATCTGTTACGTAGAAAAGAAGGATTAATTATGCATCTTAAACAACTACAAGAAATGATTCATCACAACGCTAAAGAACATGGCTGGTGGGAAAAACACCGAGATATTCCTGAACTTATTGCGCTGGTTCACTCAGAGTTGTCCGAAGCTTTAGAAGAATACCGCAATGGTCGTAAAGAAAAAGAAGCATACTATAGCGAAGGTGGTAAACCAGAAGGTATCCCAGCTGAACTTGCCGACGTCATTATCCGCGTATTAGATTTGGCTGAATACTTTGGCATCGACATGGAAGCTGCCGTTTTAGAAAAACACCAGTTCAATATTACCCGTCCGTATAAACACGGAAAGAAGTTATAAACATGGACTTCGAAGCAATTAATAAAAAGATTCAACAAGTCACGCAAGAAAAACGTAACGCAACGTTAGACACTGCAACTGAAAATCCTGAACAAGTTACTAAAGAAGTGGTCGGTGGTATGGGCATGGTAGTTTCTAAACCAGGCAGTGAACGGATCTTGTTAGATACAACCAGCTTACAGTTATTGGAATGCGAAACATCGATGCCTAATAGTAACAAGCGTCGGTTTTGTATTGTTGAAAAGAACACCAAAGCTAACTATGGTAACCAATATATCAACAGCGCAGGTGAACGTGCACATGTTATCACGCGAGACTTGTTTAACTTATTGTTTAACGTGATAAGTAACGCCAGTAAACAAATCAAAGACTTACGTTTAGAAAATTTACACTTAGAAGAACAACGTGATCTCTACAAAGGTACCATTGATACATTGCGTAAAAATGGTATCATAGAGTAGTGAGCACAACTGAGAAACGATTAGAAAGTATTTTCGTACGCTGGTGCCAGTCCAAAGAGATTGTCGCTATTAAAGGACCTGTCGTCACCTCCAAAGGGTTTCCCGACAGGTTTTTGCAATTGCCTAAACACGGCGGTACGATCTACGTCGAGTTCAAAGGTACCAGTTACTATGACCTGACTCCACTACAAGAGTGGTGGCGAGACTATATTAAAGCGTCAAGTCCTAACCGGTACTTTTTAATTGCAACGGACGAAGAGCTAAACGTTTTAAAAGAACGTTGTGAATTTTTTATAAAGTATGGTAATGTTATTACAGAAGTAGAAACAAATTTACTGAAAGAATTTTTGTGATATACTTTAAAGGCGGAGGATAACTTGTGCACATGGATCCAAAATGTACTGAATTTATGATGATGCTCGATGACATGAGTGTTCCTTATGAACAATGGCCGGAAAAGATTGTCGTTGATTTAACAGATGTTGATCAAATGTTAATGCTATCAATGATGGACCACCTTGAAGAAAAAGGTGTGGACTATAGCGTAGACGAACAATACCTGTATGTATTCCCAGAAACCATGGAAATGGGAATTGAAATGCCAATCGAAGTAGAAATCGAAATGCCATATCCTGAAGAACAATCTAAAGGTGATGAAACCTTAGGATTAGAAATAGAATTGTTTGCCCGTCAGTATATTCCAGAATCAGATGACGCGTTCGGTAAGTTTATGTACCACGCTGAGCTCATTAAAAATGGTCACTATGATGTTCATATGCAAGATATGGAAATGGTGGCGGAACCTTATCGGACGATACTGCATAATATGATACAAAAAGGAGGTAAATAAAATGTTTGAAGAAATTATTAGTGCTCTACAAGGAATGAACATTGGTTTTGAAGAAATGGAAGACCAAGGAATGTTGTCTGTAGAAGTAGGCGAAATGGATAAAATGCAATTGATTGAAGTTTTGAACATGGTTAATTCTATGGGCATGACTGTTACAGAATTAACTGAATCAAGTATGACCATTTCTGCTGGCGCAACTACTGCTCCAGAACCAGAACCTATCCAAGAAGAAGATACTGAAGAAGACGCAGCTCAAATGGCTGCATTAGACGAAGCTATCTCGGGTATGTAATGAAAGAGTTAGTCGACAAATATATAGACCAATGTATTACTATTGGTATCTTAACTCCTGAACAGATTAAAAAATATCCCTTAAGATCAGGCAACGTTGCTGTTGTGCTTAAAGCTTATGCACTACACAGTAAGTTGCCTTTTACTTTAGATAACAATGACATTAGTATTTATAATGACTATAAACTTTATTTAACTAAAGATGGATACGATTGGCTTATCAATGAATTTAAAAAATATACGTTGGTGTTTTTAAGATCAACGTTTCAACACCTTTTTGTTAATTTAAAATATTTAAACGATTTAGAAAAACACAATGGTCTTAATAATCTAAAAGGAATTACCGGTGTTAATTATAAACAAGGTACTCTTAACGGTGCTTTGCTTGTTCAAAAACAAGGTGTGCGTATGCAAGAGTTATATTTTACAACACTTGCTAAAGCCAGACAAGAAGTTATTAACTTGACTAGGTTTTATCCTATAGAAAATTTTATACTATATCGTATGAGCAAATCAAAAGGTGTATACTATAAACAAAAGGTTCCTTTAATTTTGGAATCAAATCGTAGAGGCATGGCTATTAACCTACCTCACTTGAAAGGTAAAGTATGATTTCATTAGAAATGTTTACTAAAACAGAAGTTAAGTTATTACATCTTGTTAACTTATGGAACTTTGCAGAAACAGTTTCACATATATACGATAATTTATTTATATCAAACCCACACGAACTTGCTACATTGATTGGCCAAAATACTAACTATCACGATTGGCAAATGTTTTTATCTGACAGCCGAGTGCAAGATTACATTGATAAAATTATTTATACCCAAGCAGGGATTATTGTTAACAAGTATATGAAAGACGGTGTGCATGTTGGGATGGCTGATGCTACTAAACTAAACGCCGCAATTAAATACCGTGACGATCATCGTCCTAACTTTGCGACGCCTGTGCAATACATTTATATTCAAACTCCACTAACTGCAGACGAGACTGAGTTTTTACCACCTGTTCCTGAAAACAAAAAGCTAGGATTATAATATGCCTAAGTCAATTCTTGATGAACAACATTTAGTTGACAAAAATACCGGTGAAGTTTTTGACATTACCAAAAGTATTTCTATAAAACCACAAGCGTCGTTAGCAGAAGCAGCCCCACAATATATTAATGTTAGTCATATTCAACATTGCCCACGTTGTAACAAACCTTTAGTAGCAGCTAAAGCTGTTAACGGTAGTGAAAGCAGTACGTTTAAAGAATGCCCAGAGTGTGGAACATTGGTTAATACTTTTAAACCAACAGCATATCAAGCAATGTTCTTACGTAGACGTGAACGTTATAAGATGACAGCAGGTGGATATGGTTCTGGTAAGTCTCGTGCCAACATCGAAGATGTGATTAAACATATTATGTTAATACCTGGAGCACGTGTTGCAGTAACTGCACGAACATACCCAGCGTTAGAAGCTACGTTTGTCAAAGAGTTTTATAGTATTTTTCCTATGAAACTTATTCGACGTAAGAACGATCAAAAGCATGAACTGCAATTAACCAATGGGTCTGAAATATTGTTTCGTTCGTTTGATGATGAAACAAAACTAAAGTCGATTAACTTAACGATGGCGGTAATTGTAGAATCATCTGATGTTAACTTCGCTGCGTTCACCATGTTGCAATCTCGTATCCGTAATACCAATGCTATGATTCCTGAAACAGATTCAAACGGACAACCTGTTATGCAATGGGATCCAAACCAACAAATCTTTAAACCTAAGTATCGAATCGATGCTAGACACATTAACTTAGAAACAAACCCTGACTCAGGTTGGGTAAAGTCTAAGTTTTTATTAGATTCAGAAACTGTAGAGTTTTATGGAGATGCATATAACGAAGGATATAAGTACAACAAGGATCGAGATCCGCAAAAGTATACACAGATTATCTCTACAAGTGCTAACCCTTACCTACCTGCTACGTATGAACAAGAACAAACTAGAGGAAAATCCAAAGCATACATCCAACAATACTATAAAGGTAGCTTTAACTTCTCAAGTAACCTAGTATTCCCTAACTTTGGGATCAGTATTGTCCCTCCACACCCACTTCCTAGAGCATTTGACGAGTCAGGAAAGCGCGTATTATACTACGCAATTGGGGTAGATTACGGCATAAATGACCCAACTCACGTGATTTATACAGCATTTTCTACAGAAACAAAGAAGCTTTATGTGTATGACGAACTACGTATCAACAACTCTGATATTAAAACGCTGGCAAAAGAGTATCGTAAAGAAACTAGAATCAATGGTACAGATCTCGATGGTTTACTTATGCTACCTAGATTTGACGGACGTAGTTATAGCAAGCGTGAAAGTAACTTAGTCACTATTGGCAGTATGTTTGAAGCAGAAGGTTTATATTTTGATCCTTCGTTTGCATCACATGATGCACGTATTATTAAAATGAATTCATTACTTAACCATAATCAAATGGAAGTATTTTCTACATGTGAGTTTTTAATTGATGAAGCACTTAACTATAAATTTAAACTTGACAAAAACGGAACACCGACAGACAAACCTGAAGATGGTAATGACCACGGTGTTACTGCGTTAGAGTTTGTTGTTGTTGAGCTACCACATAATTTACAAGAATTAAAACTTAGTGTATATTTGCCTAGTGGAAAAGCTTTCGTTCATGATAAACAAAAGAATGCTATAATTAAAAAGACAGTTCAATATTATGATCCATTAAAGGAGAACATAAACGATGGAAATTCTAACAGCTTTGGCAGTAATATTACTTATTCTGGTAGCAGTGGGCCAGTATATGCAACTAGTGTATATGACGAAAATGATGAAGGATCCGAAGAAAATTTTAACAAACCGCTCGGCGCGTACATCCCGAAATAAAACTGGAGTTAATAAAGCAGGCAGAACTCCTGATAACGATGGAGATATTACTTTGCCTATTCAAGCAATCATTGATGCTGCAAAACATAATACAATGGGAGATAACCCAGAAGAAGCTGAAGAAGAATTAACTGAACAACAAAAAGAAGAAGCTGCAAAAAAAGAACGTATTCGTCAAAGACAAATTGAAGAAGCAATTATTGCAAGCACACAACGTCAAAACGATGCGATTGCTAAAACCTTTGAAGAAATTATGGATGGTCCAGTTATGCCTGAGCCACCGAAAAAGAAAGAAGGTAAACAATAATGCCTAAGTTTACCTACGATATTTTTAAAGTTAAACAAAAGTTTGATGAGTTTCGTTCGTTTAAACAAGGACAGCTACGTGAGTGGCGTTTAATTCGTTCACTTTATAAAGGCGAGTTCTGGGCTTACTTTAAAAAGAACTTAAAAGAATATAGTATTACACCTGACTGGAACTACTTTGAATATGTTGTCCAAGGTTTTATGAACTCTATTTATAGCGGTTCGTTTATTGGAACGTTAACGCCTAGATATATTCAAGATGAAAAGACAGTGCAAGATCTTAACGCATTCATTGCTTACAACTGGAGCAAGTGGGGAATGAAAAATAAATTCTTACACGTTGGCGAAAACGCTGAGTTGTATAACGTTGGTGCTATGCGCGTAGACTGGGACAGTGCAAAAGGCCACATTAAACTAAAAGCAATGTCGCCACAAGAACTTTACTTTGATCCAAGTGTTGATTCTTATAAAGATGGTGAAGCAATCTTTATTGAACGTGCCGTTAACATCGACACTTTAGTTGATAACCCTGACTTTAAAGATGGTGTTAAAGAGTTTATGGAAAAGTATAAAGGTGTCATGAGTGATAAGACTGCAACCAATCGTATTGCAGGTTATGAAAATAATACAATCACTAACAACCGCACAGTCTCTTTGGTTGAATGCTTTATGCGTAATAAGAATGGTACGATCGATCAAGTCTTTATGTTAAACGAAGATACGATTATTTATGAAAACTTAAACATTCCACTTAAACGCTTTCCAGTAGTTGTTTACACTCCTCAACGTCCAGATGGTAATCCTTATGGAAACTCTAAGCTAACAAAGATTCTTAATACGGTGGTTGCCCTTAACATGCTCGACTCAATGGAAGCTACGCAACCATATCGCGTACTTAATCGCGTACGCTTTGTTAATACAGATGGACGTATTAACATGAGATCGTTTGCAGACTACGGTGGTACTCCTGGTGCTTCGTTTGAAACCAAAGGTGATCCGCGTAATTTAGTTTATTATGTTGACGTTCCAGTTATTCCGGACTTAGGTAATATTAAACAACGTTTAGAACAGTCTATCTTTCAAGTGACGGGTGTTGACCCATACTATAAAGGTCGTATGACAAACAGTATTCAAACTACCGGAGCGACGCAAGCGTTTCAAGCACGTGTAACCATGCTTACGGATAACTCACGGATTACTTTACTTGAAGAATTCTGTGAAGACTTAACTAAACTTGTATTAGAATACTACTTTGCGTATGGCGGTGATAAAACTTATGTCGTTCCAAAACTATCTGCAACAGGTACTAATAAAGTTATCGAACAACGTAATATTAAATTTGATGTCTTACGTGAACGTGGTATGAAGTTTGATTATAATATTGCAGCATCTACATTACTGCCGATGAACCAAGCAAACTTGTTTGATTCTGCTAAAGCTTTATACGAAATGCAAGCACAGTATCAAATCAAGCCTCAGATTATTACGCCACAAGATCTTATTAAGTACTCAGACTTTCCACAAAAAGATTTGTTTTTACAAAGACTTGAAAAGAATGAACAAGATAGTACTGCTGAAACATTGGTGGCTGATCTTACTAATTTTGCTTCAATCTTTAGTCGGTTACTATCGCAAGGGTTATCTGAAGAACAAGCCGCTCAACAAGCAATTACAATCTTAATTGAAGAAAAGAATGCGATGCAACAAGACCCACAAATGGGGCAAGGCTTTAAGTAAACAATTGTAAATATTACACAAAGAACACAAGATATACACATCTTGTGTTTTTTATATGTTATGATATACTCATAGAAAACAAGGAGGCATACTTGTGCCAAAGAATGACAAAGTGATTAAATTTAGTTTCGTAGCTAATCCTATTACTGGAACGATTGAAGGTAAAATTTTACCTAAGTTAAAACCAGGTGTAGTGACCGATATTAAACCATACCTTAGTACAATCTTAACTGGTGTGCGTTTAGGTTTAGTTGCAGTGTTAGCTGATCTACCTGTGATGAGACCGGCAAGTAGTAGTGAAGTAGAAGCAAAAGCATACATCTTTAAAGACGGTGATAAAGATAATGCTTTGTATAAAACTCGCAAGTCGCTTCACGATACGATTGCTAAAGTATTTAATGATATGCTTACAGAATTATTTCCTGATGTTCAGTTTATTGCTGATGCTATTGTGCATCAACAAAACACTGTTATGGAAATGAACGCTGAAGAAGCGGCTGATCACAAACGATTTATTGAAGATTTAGCTAAAGAAATTAAAGAGGAGGAACCTGTAAAGAATGATGGAACTAAAATGTGACAAGTGTGAAAGCACACGATTAACATTGTTGTCCAGTAAGATTCAAGGGTTAGATCGTTTAATTGATATTTACTTTTGTAAAAATTGTCAACATAGTAAAATTGTAACAACTTTAAAATCAGAAACAAATACTGTGATTGATACTGAAACGTATATAGATGTACCAGTTCCTGACGTAGACGTAGACGTAGACGAACCTGACTATGAAGATGTAACTGAAGAACCGCAAAATCCATACGAAGATAGTGACGGTGGATGGGATCCAAGCATCGGATGATACATTACAGCAGCCACCCTGATTTATATAAAGTAATAGAAATGTTTACAAAAATGTCTGAAGAAGATAAAAAATTACTGTTCTTTGATAACCAACACTTTTTTACTAAACTAACCGTGTTACATTATAAGTTAATTAAAGGACAGTGTTTAATGTTAGTTAACAACGAAGGTATTACAGTTGGGTTTGTATCACTAGATTTAGAAAGAGATGACTGTTTATTTATAACAGAAACTTATATAGACAAACGCTATCGCGCAGGATCATTAAGTTTATTGATTGAAATGTTCCAACAGCTTAAAAAATATATGAGACCTATACGCGCAATATTGCACAAAGACAACATTCGTTATGCTAAAGGATTAGAAAGACTAGTTAATGCTAAAGAAGTCAAACGCTTTGGTGAGTGTGTAGAATATGTAATCCACATTTAGGAGGTAAATAAATATGGAACAAATTAGATTTGTCGAATTAAAAGATGTCGCAGTTGATACTCGATCTATTGTAGCTTTTGGTAAGTTAACGATTCCTGCTACGCTACAAACACCGGAAGCATTCGCTTTAACTGTTTGGTTAGCGGATGTACGTGAACCTATTACTGCTACTTATGTTGAAGTTACCGAACGTGATGAACAATACGCATTACTTAAAAAAGCAACGTTTACTTTAACGGATATTTAATATGCCAGAACAAACAAAGATTGAAGCTTTAATAGAACGTACAAGCAACGTACTTACAAATAAAAAGTCACGTAGCGTTATTTTTCTATTACTTTCATTACTTGTTGTTCTAGGCATTAACGGTGTGCTTCCTGTTATTGAAGGTCAAGCACAGTATACAGTCGGAGCTGTTGATACAACGTATGGTGAATATCTTACAATGAAAGAAGAAAACGTTAACTATCGTATTACGTGGTATTCAGAACAAGCGATCAATTTATACGTTGCTAATTACGTTATTGTAAACCCTGGAACAAATCCGTTTGAAGTAGAAATTCCTGTTAACTTTAAAGTTCAAGTCAACACTAAGTTTTTCTTTGAGTATCCATTCTGGTATATAACAACAACAATTTCATTAGGTTCCGCAATTATATTATTTTATAGTTTATTTAACTATCTTGTGACATTATCAAAAGAAAAGTACAAAAAGTTTGTTGACTTAAGTAAAGAAGTGGATGAGATGACAGAAAAACATTTAGACCCAGTTACGTTTGAACCGTGGATACATGACATCTTTAATCGCTTCCGTAAAATACAACAACATAAAATTAATGTTAAATTTAAAATTGACAAGATAGAACGCAAAGCAAACTATCATATACGAAAAAAACTTAAACCATACTTTGATAAACTTAAAGTTAATAAAGACGAAGCATCTGTTGTTCTTAAAAACTTAGGAAAACTTTCATGGAAAGAATGGAGTTACTTAAGAAAAAAAGAAAGACTGCTACAACTACTAGAAGATGATTACATTGTTGAGTACGTTATTGATGGTTATGTTAAATATTTTAAATACATAAGTCCTATGTTTGTTTATAACGGAAGTGATAATGAAGGTGTAAGTGTAGATAGTTACTCTCTTATTAATAGTAACGAACGTCGAGTTGTACGTGATGCAGGAACTAAAGTTCTTTGGACAGTTGTAAATACATTCTTGTTTGCAATTCTTATTACAGTCACAGCAGTATCTTCTTACCAACAAGATCCCTTTTGGATAATTATCAATGCTGTGTCTAAAATTGCACCCTTACTATTACAAGTACCTTTAGCAATAGACTATAGTAATGTCTTTATGGATACACAGTTAATGACAAACCTAATTAGTCGTCGATCAATTGGGTTGTTATATCTGGCTGAAATAAAGAAAGGAGTAACTAATGCCAAAACGAATTAGCGCTGAGATTGATATGCAAATCTTAGCTGACGTAGGGTTAGGGATGCTAAACAAAGATGTTGCACTAAAGTATGGAGTGTCTGCGTCTTATATATCTAAAGTATCTTTAGGTAAAAAAGTGCCAGACATTCATATACCTAAGCCTGATAAACTTGATACGTCTAACATTGATGTTAATTTATCTACGATTAAAGAAATTGAAAACATTATAAGTCAGAATCAAGTAATCGCAGGTAGCAATCAGATTGAAAAGTATGTTCAAGACGAAATCGATAAGTCGATTATTAAAACAAAAGTATTCATTGAATTACTAAAAATATTTAAAGGAGGTAAATAAAATGAAATACAAATTAGAGTTTACGATAGAAGAAGTTAAAGTTATCTTAAGTGCTTTATCTAGACTACCATACGATCAAGTTGTTAAGTTTATTGAAAGCATTGTTGGCGAAATTAATAAACAAGAACAAGAACTTGTTAAGAAAGAAGGTAAGAAGTAATTATGGCAGACCAAAAGAATAAAATTAGTTTACAAGAAGCGTTAAGTCAAGGAGCAGGTAACGCACCTACTCCAACTCCAACTCCAGCTCCGGCTCCAGTAGCAGCAGCTCCGGTTGAACAACCTAAAGTTGATGCGGCAACTCCTGTTGATAAAGCAGCCGATCAATTAGTTCAAGCTAAACTAGCTGAACCAACGCCTGCAAAACCTGCAGAAGTAACTCCTGAAGTTAAACCTGTTGATGTTAAACCGGTTGAAACTAAACCTGCTGACGCTAAACCAGACGAAAAGAAAGACGGCAAAGTTAACCCGATGAAAGAAATTCGGGATAAGTATGCTGCTGAAAAAGCTGGTAAAGAAAAGATTGAAGGATTAGTTCAACGTTATACTGCCGGGTCTTATGAATTCAAACTTAAAGAATTTATGAAGGAAGGTAAGATGGACTATGAAGCTTTAGCTACAGCTATGAATACTTCTGATACTAAAGTTAAAGCTGAAGCTAAAGGCATTACTCCTGAAGTTCAAGCTGAAATTGATCGTATTGAACGTGATAAGATTGAAATCCAAAAGCAAAGACTTCAAATTACAATGGATCGAGCCCTTACGAATCTTCAACAAAACATGAATATTAAAGGTAGCGAAGTCAACAACTTCTTTAAAGATGCAATGTCTGTAAAGAAAAACCCGTACCAATGGTTAGCTCAAGGCGGAGACTTGCAAGATCTTTACATCCTTGTGTACCGTGATAAGTTGTTAAAACAACAAGTTGACAGCGCAGTAGGTCTAGCAAAAACTAAATGGGAAGAAGAACGTGCGAGACAAACTAAAGTACCAGTTGCAAATCCGGCACAAAGCACACAACCTAAACCTATTAATAACAACGGCGTATCGTTATCAGACTTACTGACTGAAGCAAGTAATCGTAAGAAGTAAAACTAAAGACACACCTTCGGGTGTGTTTTTATTAATTGAACTATTGTTTAAAAACTTTTGTGCTATAATCAAAATGTGAGGACCTTTTGAAATGCTAACACAACAAGAACTGCTTGACCGTCTTAACCAATTAACCTTAAGGTATAACCTTACTTGGTTTGATGTTAAGTACGATGCTGACAAAGCTATTACAAAGATTAATAGTTTTTTAGGCACCAGGTATCCTAAACTTACTTTATATTTAAAAAATCCTACAGATACGTATAGTATTCCTCAAACTGAAAAAGATGCAAATGGCGTCGACCAAACGATTGCAGAGTACGAAATTATTAAAGAAGAATACTTTCATAGTGTTATTATTCCATACATTGCTTCGGAAATATTAGCAAGAGATGAAGAGTTTACTACGATTTATAATAAGTATTTACTTGAGATGCAAGAAGGTTTATTTGATATGTTCCAAAAAGAATTTAATAGTGTTCCTGTTGAATTCAGACAAAATCCGGATCAAGGTGTGTTTTTTGGTTTAGATACAGCACAAGGTATTATCCAACATAATGAACGTAATTTAAATATTCCTACATTTAGATTTAGAATTAACTATTATCCTGACAATAACAACCTTTACATACCCGTAGGTAATTCTTTTACAATAGATAGTAAAGTTTATTTATATGATGAAATTGCTACGATTAAATATCCAACAGCAGGTTTTAATGTATTTGCTTCTTTAGACGGACAGTTTATATATACCTTTAACGGTTGGACTAGAGAACATCGTGCTTCAGGTGTTACTGCGTCAAATGGTTATACAGTTAACCAACTTGGAGTAGCTGGTGGAATAAAAGTACCGATGCGTGCTGATCTTAACTTCTATGCTTTTTGGAGCTTTATTAATACTTTAGAAGTTACTGTTCAAGGGTTAGTTACTATTTCGACAGCTGCACGTCTTGTTCTTGTTAACTTAATTATTCCGGAGTATATTGGTGGAACTCAAGCTAAAACAATCAAGACTAATTTTATTAACACTCCACCAGCACCTAGTCCTGATCTATTAACACAAGGTATTTATTTACCTAAAAGTATTTTAGAACTTCAAGCAAATGCTTTTGATGGTTTTAAAGGACATACAATTTTATTAAACCAGGGTTTAACAACTATAGGAGCTAATGCTTTTGCAAACACACCGTCGTTATTTGAAATTGTTATACCTGACTCAGTAACAACAATTGAAGCTGGTGCATTTCCTGTAGTGCTAGGCAAACGTTTAGTTATTAAAACAAGAGTTTTAGAAGTTAATAGGCCTGCAGGTTGGGCAGGTAGTACAGCAAACAACGTGTTTACTCCTACATGGTATGCTGGTAATGTTTCTACTAACAATCCAACTACAAGTTATAGTGTGCAAGTAATATGGGGTTATAATGGCTAGAAAAGCGGTACAGGGGTTTCCTGAAAAATCGTATTACGACAACACTAGATATCTAGGAATTGTCGCAACCACCGATCCTTTAAACGAAGGATTGTTTAAACACATGGTAAACTTTGATGTATCTGATACAGGTCAATCTGTAGAACCGCGTGAAGGATATTTAACAACAACATTAAAAAATACTATTGAAGGTAGCCCAGACTTTAATAAACATATTTCATTAAGTAATAAAACTATTATTTATAAAGACAATACAATAGGGCAATATATTCTTTTTGATCTGAATAACAACACTGCATATATTGCAGAAATATCTGGGTACAATGATAAGATAACTAACTATTACTTACCTATTATTTCTAAAATAGCTAACTATGATTGGAATTATTTATTTACGCAAGTGCTAATTCCACAAGTAAGTTATGTTGCTGCTTATAGAAATACTACTACACTAGCTAATACAATTACACAATTCATAAATAAAATTACTCCTATTGAAGATACTAAGATTGAACACATTTATGATGAAAATGGTATTAGTCGCGCTCTTGTAAAGGTCACATTAAATACAGGTGTTAATGGACAGACACCTTTTAATTTTATTCTTCAACTTCGTTACCGTCAAAACCAAACAAGTGAAGGTGCTGCAGATACTTTAGTTGTTGAAGGATTGCCTTACATGTTTGAGCATCCAACACTTGCTCCTACTGAACGTAATTTAGCTGTGTCTAAATCTATTATTCCTAACGTATTTCAAACATTATATACAGAACAAACACGTCCGGTTGAAGGAGGTGTAGTTAGCACGTTAGGAAACTTTATTTATACTTATGATGACAACGATCAGTATGTTACTAACTTTATTCTTCCTAATGTTAATTACAATATTAAACCTTACTTTGTTTTAAACCCTGCGTATTTGGATTTAAATAACACTCCTAACATATCTGATAAATGGGCTTATCGTTTTGAAATATTTAATACTGGTAAAGAAATAGGTGATGAAGTAGGGGATACTATTATGTCCAGTCCTTGGCTTAGATACACTCCATCCGTTGATAATACTCAACCTAATGGTCCAGGTACTGTTTTATTAGATTCTGATAGAAGTAACAGTACAAGTTTAGGAAACGCTGATAAACAAACTAATCATTATAAGGGTGCACGTTATTTAATTTACGTTGTTTCAAAAAATTTAAATAGAACGTTTAGTAGTAAAAGTGTTTCAAGTGAAGGGTTAGTTACACAAGAATTTCCTTCACGTAATAGTAATGGTACGTATAAAACAGGTACAGGACAAGAAAGTTTTACTGCTATAACAAATAGAAATAATAGTTGGCAATCCGCAATTAATAACATTATAGATTATAAAACTTTAATAGAAGTAATTGATGGTTTAAGTAGCAATGCTTTTTTTTATTTGTACGATATACAAACAGAAGTGAGTACAGGTAGGTATGAAACATTTGATAAGCTAATGCAATCTAGTGTTAATAATGACATAAGTGATTTTGAAAAGATGTATCATACTTTTAGTAAAGAAACACAAGAAGACGAATACGATTTTCTTTTAACAGGATCTGAACTAATAGCAGAAATAAAAAGACTTAATATTTTTAAAACAAGAGACGGTGTTGTTTTTCATTTACTTCCATATGCTGGTAATGATACTTATGTTGAGACAAATGCAATCAATGAATTTACTTCTAATTCAGCATTTGGAACACAAGCACCTTATTATGCTGCTACAGAAAGTACTATAGTAGAAGGTGGTCAAACACTTGTAGTGTTAACAGGTATAGAAGTTAATGACATTCCTTTAAATACAATTGTTCAAGTACAAAGTACAGGTAAAATGTATCAAAAAATAATTCAAACGCAACCTGAATTAAAAGCAGTGTGGTCTGAACTTATTAGTTACAACCCTAGTGTAAAACCAGGAACAAATACTTGGGGACCTCTTAACAGTAGCAATCAAGGGACTACATTTAAATTAAATAGTTTATATTTAGATGAAAGAAATAATCGTTACTATCGATGGACAGCTGCTAGTGGGTATCTTGGTCAATTGTTTGCTATTAATAACCCCGGCGGTACAACAGAATATTATAGATTTGTATTTGCTTCTTTAAATTATTTTAATACTCCACAAGATTATCTTGTAAGACAAAACACATTCTATTTTAACGACTTTAATTTTAATAAGTTTAACTGGGATACTTTAAAATGGGAGATTGGTACAGATCTTACTACACTTAAAACACCTGTAGGATCTAGCTTTAGTACGTTTACTTCTAACGCTGTTTATGGTACCGCACAGCCGCCATGGTATGCTTCAGGTACACCTGCTGTATTAATAAATGATTCCAATCCGACACGTTATACTATTACTAATGCAGCTGAAAATGCTACGATACAAGCAGGCACAGGTACATTTTATCGACAAAGAAAAAGTCCAAGTGGCAATGAATGGGAAGCTATAAGTGGTACAGCATTTCCTGCTAACTTTGTTAATAACACAATATACCGTGATCTTAGAACTAATTTTTATTATCGTTGGAATAACCCTACTGGTTTAGTCGGCAGATTTACACCAGTAAGTCTTAATGTACCTAATCTTGTAAGCGCAGGTTTTTTTGAAAAAGGTATTAATATTATTTTTTACATGAGACCTTACCAAGAATCAGAATACAGTGGCAAAAATTATCAAGAACGTCAAACATTAAAAGCTGTATGGAACGCCACTTCTTTAAGACAAACAGTTAATTTAGTGTACGCACAAGATGCATTTAGTGTTACGTATATAGATAAAGTACTTATTAATGAACCGTTGCAAATACAAACAAGCAATAGTTTAACTGTCTTTGAAGATAGTCGTTTACTTGTATGGAACAAAAATGTTTTATTTATTTCAGAAGAAGGTAAATTTTACTGGTTTAAAGAACGCAACCGTGTAGAATTTGCAGAAGAGATTGTAAAAGTATTACAGTATAAAACTATTATTCTTGTATTTACAACGCAACATCTTTACGCTGTTTACCGTGTAGAAACAATTACAACCCAACTTAATACAACTACAAATCAGATTGAACAAAACGTTACGGGTGTAGCATGGCTTAAACAAATTGTTTTATATAACTTACTTGTTAATAAAAAGTACGCAGACGTTATACAAATTTTTAATCAAATGGTTTTATTTTACTCAGAAGATGGGCAACTTTTTATGATACGTCCAAGTAATACCATTGATAGTGAAACACGTTTTAGTATTCAGTTTTTAAATAAAGCTGCCAACGATATTTTAGATCATTATGATCAATACATGAACGAACGTTTAGCTTCTTATGTAAGTTCTATGCGTGTTAAAAAGGATGAAATTAAAATTAAAGCTTTAGTATCTATTAACTTTATTAAAATATTTTATTATGTGCCAGGTGTTATTACTTATATTTTAAACTACGATGTTTTAAATAATAGATATTACGCATATGATACGTTAACGTTTACTGATGTTTTTGATAAACGCTTTATTGAAAGCGGTGATTTATTAATTACGCAGACAAATAGTAAGTTATTTTTTACAGTACCGTTCGTAGAATATAACGTACGAGACAACCATGTAGACTTATCATTTACAAATAACTTTAAAAAAGAAGGCATTAACTGTTTAATTGATACAGGGAATATGAATTTAAACAACCATCTTTTTAAACGATTCCGTGACTTACATGTTACTTTTAAAAATCTTAATGCAAACAATGTATTATTTAATCTTGAAACAATGATTGACGAAATTGTTGCTAAACCTTTTTATAACCAACAACTAGAAGTTATTGATTCAAATAATATTTCTTACTATGTTACAGTTTCTAAAGCTGATAATAAAGATTTGATTGAACTTGTTGATGTTAATATGATTTCGAACACAGCTACCGATGTTGTTAAGTATTCTTTAACTAATAATCTTTTTGAAAACAATAATATGTTAATGGATTTTTCAGACTATTCATCTAGCAAACTACTTACGCATCGAACAAGTATACTAGGATTAGGTAAAGTATTTAGACTTAAACTTCAATTTATATCAAAAGGTTTATATAAACTTCAAAACTTTGGTATTATTTATAAGGAGAGAAGAGTATGATTTTAAAACTAGCCAATCAAAAAGTAGAAGTTATGCTTATGAAAGTTCCTGAATTAATTAAGGAAACTTCTATTCACTATGTGTTTGAACCTAATACTGAACACTTACATCCTGTTTTGTTTATTGAAGAAAAACAATATAAAGGAAACCATATTGTCATTGAACTACCTAATATTTTAGAAAAAGTTATTTACTTTACTGTTAAGTTAATTGATGATAACCAAAAAATTATTCACATATATCAAGGAGAATTAGCGTATAATAAATACCAGCTGACGGGTACTAAGCCTGTTCGCCCTGATTTTGAAAAGTATATTCATGATCTTGAATTAAAAATATTAACCTTAGAAAAAGACTTAGGTGATTTAATTATTAAACATAATGAACACATTAAAGAACTTGAAGAGAAAGGAGAAATAGTATGAAGTTAAAATTCAAATTAAACCTTCAACAGTTTGGAAATACTCGCACAGTTAATGGTGTAGAGTATAATATAAATGTTGCTGGAACAAATGCTAACTGGAATTTAGACGCACAAAATAAAAAAGACTTGTTGGAAAAAATTGTAGAATTAGGTAGACCTCTTACTGATGCTGAATTAGTTGCTTTGAATTTAATAGATGCAGGTGGTAACCGCATAGAATCTGACCGTTTTAAGAACGTAAAAGCTGCTATGAATCAAATCATTACTCAAAACGCTACAAAGTTAGGGTTTGATACAGTAGGTAATAAATACGATACAACTACAGGCACTCTTATAGAAACAGGAGTAGCTGCTCCTACAGGAGAAGATGGCAAAGTATCTGCATTTAATGAATATTATCAAGATGTATATTCTTTGGCTCCAGGAACTGGCGGCAAAGAAATGTTAAATAGGCTTGAACAGTCTTATACTAATCAAGCCCAACAAGCGGCAACGATGGCAGATGTTGGTTTCCAACAAGCAGCAATGCAACAAGCAAATACTGTTAAACAAATTACTGATCAAGTTCGTGCAGAACGCATGGCACGATTAAGAGCGGGTATGAGTGAGTCACAAATTGCAAATCAAGATATGCAAATGTTAATGACCAATGTAAATACTTTGAATCAAAATGCACAGATGCTTAATGATCAAAGACTGCAAGCTCAAGTTGGTATTAATACTGCACAAGACCAAGCTTATACAGACTTTTTAAACCAAGCAAATGCACGCGGACAAATTGCTACAGGTATGGCAGCATCTGATGCTGGTGATCCATATCAACAAACTATACGCCAAATGACTTCGTTGTATGGTAATGACCCAACAAAGTGGACAGCGTCACAATGGTCAACGGTATCTAACCAAGTTACTGGTCAGAACCAACCTAAATAGAAAGGAGGAATAATTTATGGAACAAGTTATTCAATTTTTAGAAGAGTATTGGGGAGTGTCGATTGCAGGTGGTGTGACTGTAGGTACACTGCTAACGTTTATTGTTGTGCAAGTTAAGTCTATCTTGCAGTTCAATGCATTACGTACGCAAAGCACAGGTCAATTATCTAACTCTAATCAGTTAGTCAAAGACATTGCGCAAAAGTACAATGCTTTAGAATCGCGACACCAAGAATTAGAAGCTAAAGATCGTTACTTAGAACAAGTTAACTTAACTACATTTAAGGCATTATCTTATATTGTCATTGCATCTAAACTTCCAATCGAAGATAAGTTATCTTTGCAAGAAGAGTTTAATAAGTTAATGACAGTTAAGCCTGTTGTTTCTGAAGGAAGTGCGGGTGTTACACCAGCATTACCTAAACCAGTTGTAAGCCAAGAAGTGGTTGCACAAACAGTTGAGACTGTTGTTAAAGCCGCGGGAGATTTATTAAGTAAATACGTAGGAGCGAAGTAATGAGCACCACACCTAACTATGCAAACTTAAAGAATACTTACTATTGGATTGGATTCTTAATAGGATATTTTTTACCTTTTGCATACTTTGCAATTAAGTTAGGTTTTACTGAGGCGCCTGTTTCCAGTAGACTTGTCATGCCAACGATTATTGTAGGCACCATAGGAATTATTAAACTAGCGTCAGACATACCACAATGGGTTAGCGCATGGGAACCTAGTCTATTTAAAGGTTTAGTTAAAGCGAGCCCAAAGATATTATTGTTTATTGTGTTAATTACACTAGGTCTTACACTTAAGTATGTCATAGAAAATGCAATTGATGTAGCGTTTACATCATACTTTGAAACAGTGATTGTATTGTTTGGAAGTATGGCAGTTGCTAGTGTGTTTGATGCATTTCATATTAAGTATAAAGAACTGTACCTTCTTTCTAAAGGCTACGTGTTAGGCGTAGTAAACAAATAACATGGCAGTTTTTCTTGAAAAGAAACCCACATTAGTTAGAAACGGGATTGTTGAACAAGTTAAACAAGCCGCGAATAGTTTAACGATCCAAGAATGGAATCAAGTTGTTAATACACTTAAGCTTCAAGCTAACGTAACCGTCGAGTATCTTGAAAAATTACATAAAGCTTTGTTCGGTACTTATACTAGTGCTACTACTGGGCTTAATGAATTTGAAGATGAAGGTGTTATTAATACACTCTTAGCTATACTTGAACAATTTAATATTGCTAACTTGCAAGACGGACAGTTTATTCGTTACGACGAAAACATTGAAAAGTTTAAAGCAACGACCGCTAATAAAGTTGTTGTATCAAGTACAACACCAACCGATAATAAAAATAATGATATTTGGTTTGAGTTTTAAATTTGTGATACAATAAAAAGGTGAGGAATTTATGGCAACTAAAAAAGAACTTGAATTAAAAGAAGAAACAATGGAAAAAAGTTCCGTCTTTGTTAATAATGAAAAAGAACTTTTTAAAAAAATTATTTTGTTAGAAGCAGAAAATGCATTGCTTCCACAATTAAAAGAAGAAGTTGTATCACTTAGAAAAGAAATCTTATCTGTTAAAAAAAGTAGTGAAGAAATTGCTGCTAATGAACACAGCGTAAGAAATCGCCAAGAAAAATTACAAGCAGAACTTGGTGCAAACATAAAAATCATTGAAGAAAAAAATAAACAAATTGAAGCAATGAAAGCCGATTTAAATAAACTTGCTACATTGTTTGATGAATATATTGTTGCCTATCAAGACCAAGTGAAGATGCTTGGCGTGTTCGTAAAAAATACTCAAACCATAGAAAAATATCTATCGGTAAAAATAAATGAGTTTAATGGAGGAGATAAAAAATGATTATTAAACGTTGGAACGGGTCGCAATTCGTAAAAGAATTCCCCCAAACAAAAGCTCAGTTGATTACAAACGCAAGTGATACAGAAAGTATATTTGACTCTTTTGATAAGATCAGACCAGCATATTTACCAAATTCGGTATTCGATAGTTTATATTATTTTTCTAACGGTACTCCTGGCGCTACTAAAGTAAGAGCAGTAGATGCACTTAAAGACGCACTTAACGTAGCGTACAGAAGTTCCTTAGGTTATTACTGGGTTGTTTCTACTGCAGGAAATTTAACTTCAAGTGGAACCGCAACAATAGAAACGCTCTATACTAAAACTTGCACATTAACTACTCTTAGTGGAATCTTAGTAACAGCAGATACAAGCGAGTTACGCATCGGTATGATTGTTAGCGGAACTAATATTCCAAGTAACTCTGCTATTACAGCAATCGACCAAAACGGAACTAACTTCACTATAAATGCTACTCCTACAGCAAACGGCTCAGCTTCTTTAACTTTTGCTTATTCAATTGCTACATTCATCACAAGTGGTGAAGAACGTGAAGTTGGAACTACAGTAACAACTGTTGGTTTAGAAATTGGTGATTGGTTTGTTATTAGTAAAGTTAGTGGTGTTGGTTCTATTGCATCACCATATAACATTACTTTTGCAGTTATTAATAACACTTATGAACTTATGGGCGGCGCTGGTGCAAGTACAGCCGGGTATTCAGGTTTAGTTCCTGGTGCTTCTTCTGGACAAAACTTACACTTTTTAAGAGGTGATGGTACGTGGGTTATTCCTACTAATACTACATATACAGGTAGTACATCTATTACTTTAAACGGTACATCTTTTGAAAGAGCGGCTTTAACCGGTGATGTGACTGCGAGTGCTAATAGTAACGCTACGACTATTGCTGATAACGCTGTTACCTTTGCTAAATTTCAAAACTCAGTAGCTGCTGGTTTATCCGTTATTGGACGCAGTGCTGCTTCAGCTGGCGCATTTGCTGAAGTTGCTGCAGGTACTGATGGAGATGTATTAAGAAGAAGTGGGACAACTCTTGGATTTGGAACTATTGCAACTGCAGGTATTACAGATGCTGCCGTTACTTTTGCTAAAATTCAAAGCTCAGCAGCTACTGGTTTATCAGTTATTGGACGATCAGTTAACTCAGCTGGCGTATTTGCTGAAGTTACTGCTGCAACAGACGGACATGTATTAACTAGAGTATCTAGTACTTCTTTAGCGTTTGGTCAAGTACAATCTGGAGGTATTGCTGATGACGCTGTTACTTATGCAAAACTTCAAAACATATCTGCAACCAATAGAATCTTAGGTAGAATAAGCGCAGGTGTTGGTAATGCAGAAGAACTAACTGCAGCTAACGTTCGTACAATTATTGAACTTGCTGCTCCTATTTATATTCAAAATAATACTGTAGTTCCAACTACAACTGTTACAAACGCGCTTTGGTATGACATAACATAAGGCTGGTATTATTACCATGCCGAACACAGTTCTTAAACGTTGGAACGGAACAGCTTTTGAAGAGTTGTATCCTAAAACAACAACTTCACAAATTGTTGCAAGTGGTACTCCAAGTGGTACTACTTTTCTCCGTGGAGATGGACAGTGGGCGGTGCCTGCCGGTGTAGATAATTATGTAAACATTACTGGCGATACGATGACGGGTGCGCTTACAGTTAATAATAATTTATTTGCTAATCGTTATTATCAAAATGCTAACGGAGTTCCTACAGGAAACTTAGGTAATCCTACTGTTACAGAAATGGCTTTGTTTGATGAACAGTTTTATAATCAAACAGCGTTTTATGATATTTCAAGATTAAAATTTTATAGTTCTACTGATGGTACAACTTGGACAGAAATTACAACTATAACAGACGGACAAAAACGTACGTTAGTAGGTGGTGATAACGGCGGTGGTGTAACTATTCCTAACTTAACACCATACTATCGTATTGAAATCACTAATAATGGCAACTATGTATTTTTAAATGCTTTGTATTTATACATGACCACAAGTTCTCACGCAACATCAGTTAAAATTAAAGCACGTCGTAGAAGTGATTTAACTTTTGTAAATTTTGCTACTAGCAGCAGTACTGTTAACTTATGGCCTGGTCACGTTTACTTACCTTTTAGTACCATTCCTTATTTAACAGGCGGAAGTTCTTCAGGACATTACGATATTGTTCATATTGATTTTCAACCAATTTGGTCTGGTGATCCTACTTATGGAACACAACCTATTTTTATTCAGAAACTTCAAATATGGGGTGGTTATCCTGCTGGTAAACGTAATGTATTTTCTACAGATGAAAATGCAAACGTTGCTTTCCCTGCTGCTTTAACTGGGACTCGTTTAATATCTACTATTGCTACAGGCACATCCCCGTTAGCTGTTACGTCTACTACTGCTGTAACTAATCTTAACGCTGACTTACTTGACGGACTTCACTCTAGCGCTTTTGCAGCAGCGGTTCATACACACGATGTATTATCAGAACGCGGTACTATTACCTACGGATTAAGCGGTTTACAATGGAATGATACAAGTGGTGTTGGTGGTACTGGTTTAAACGGAGCTGCTCCTAATAACCCTACAAATGAATGGTGGCATCATTTAATAATGAACCACGGTAATGCTGCCGGTTATTACGTAGACATTGCTGCAGCGTTTAACACAGATGATTTATACCTTAGAAGAAACGTAGGTGGAACTTTATCTACTTGGCGTAAAATTTGGAATGAAGGTAATGATGGTGCAGCTTCAGGACTTGACGCTGACTTAGTAGATGGTTTACATAGTAGTAGCTTAGTTCAAACAACAGGTGACCAATCTATTAGTGGAACTAAAACATTTACAGGTAACGTTAATATTTCTGGTACTTTAGACTTGACTAATGCAGGAGTAATAGGTGCTTTAGATTTAAGTAATAACTCTATTATTGGTGTTAATAACATTGTCATTACTGATCCCGGTCCAAGTGAAGGTATTCAGTGGGCTGGTGGTAATGCTTGGGCAATCTATGAAAGTCCAAACGATTTAACAACTAACTCAGGCGGTAATCTACAAATTGTCCAAAACACAACTAGAAGAGGAACTTTTAACACTTCTGGTCAATTAGAAATACCAGTTTCTACAGGCACTGCTCCATTTGTTATTACTTCTAATACAGCAGTTACTAATCTTAACGCAGATAGAGTTGATAGTTTACACACAAGTGAAATCATGTCATTAGGTTCTCAATCTGATTTTGCAGATGGAACATTAGTTGTTACCTCATTAGATGCTGCTGCATCTACAGGACCTTCTTGGACTATTGAAGTTATAGGTAAAGGTTATGGATTAAATCCAATATTTTTTATTGCTGAAGGTTATAACTATAATGATACGTTTATCAATACTGGTGGTTATAATTATGGGACTTCTGCCATAACATCAATTAAAGTTTTAAATTATAATAACAACGTAGCATTTTGGTGGCCAAGATTAACTTATTGGAATTCTTTTGATGTTAAAGTTACAGCAACAGAAACCGTTGGTTTAAGAGCAAATAAAGTAACCTCAATAACAAATGCTACTGAACCTGTAGCATCTAAAAAAGTTACTATAACATTAATTCAAGCTGTTAACTCTTCAAACATTGCTTCTCAGAATGTTGCTACTGCTACAACATTACAAACAGCAAGAACAATTAATGGTGTTAGTTTTAATGGTTCTGCTAACATTACAGTTACAGCTGCACCTAATGCACATACACATGCTATTGCAGATGTAACTAATTTACAAACAAGTTTAGATGCAAAAATAAATACTTCAGCACGTAACGCAGCAAACGGAGTTGCTCCGCTTGATGCAACTAGCAAAGTTCCTGTTGCGAACTTACCTGATTTTATTACAGGTGCAGGTCGTGGTTTTTATTTAGTAGGTACTATTAGCGGTGCTGTTTCATTAAGCGCAGCTTCTACTGGTTTAGTTGCACAATTAGTAGCTTTATCAGGTGGCGATTATGAAAACATGTATGGTTACATGTGGACAGCTGCAGCGGAAGTAACTTTAACTTGGACTGATCAAACTACTTTAGGTCCAGTATATCAATATCACGTATTAACTCCAGGAGATGAAGGCGACTCAACATCACCAGTTACTTTAGAAGCCGGCGATATGATCGTCTTTACAAAATATAGTAATGTTGCAGGAAACGGCGACGATCAAGAATTTACTTTTTCTGTCATCAATAGTAGTGATCCACGGTTTGCTAATTACTTACCTTTAAGCGGCGGGACGATGACCAATAATATTTTATTTGCTAATAACGTAGATAAAGGTATTACGAACGCCGCGGGCACGGCTTTGTTTTACTTGGACGACCAGTACGGCAACACCTACATAAAGTCAGACGACGGGGTGTACCTCCAGGGCAACACGTTCTACTACAGGAACCAAAGCGCGGTGTACAGGTTCTACGTAAATGGCACGAGCGGCAACGTCGGCATCGGCACGACCACGCCCACACATCTATTACAAGTCAATGGTTCTAATGGAATACTTTCTACATTTAGCGGTGCAAGTTCATCTATCCAACTTGGCGCTGATGGTAATGGTGGGGTTATTCGACCACAAACGGTTGATAGATTAAACTTTACACAAGCAAATGGCACAAATGTAATGACCATCAATGGTGCTAATGTTGGTATTGGAACAGCGAGTCCTGTTGCAAAACTTGATGTTGCTGGTGGTGCAAGAATAGTTGGAGTAGTTAATATAGTTGGCGATGGTGGAGTTAAACGATTAGCAATGGATTTTGATGACGCACTTGACGCAGCAACTATATTTGCTATTCAAGATGGGGTTGCTTATAAAAACCTTATTCTACAAGGTTCGGGTGGTAATGTTGGTATTGCAACTACTACACCTAGCGAAAAATTAGAAGTTGTTGGTAACGCCAAAGCCACCAGATTTATTTCCACTCAAGCCACAGGTACCGCTCCATTAACAGTTGCCTCGACGACAGCAGTTACAAACTTAAACGCTGATCTTTTAGATGGCAACCACGCTTCAGCATTCTTATTAACAAGTGCAGTCAAAGAACAATTAAAGTATTTATACGTTTATGGTAAAGCACAATCAGCGATTACTAAAGGACAAGCCGTGCAATTTGCTGGTGTACAAGGCGACCATATCTTAATAAAAGCAGCAGTGCCAAGTGAAATCAATACAAACCCAGATTACTTTGTTGGTTTAGCAGAAGCAACACTTGCGACGAATGACTTTGGTTATGTTCTAACACAAGGTGAATTAACTAATGTAAATACGAATGCTTATACGGAAGGCGCAATCTTATGGTTTGCAAGTGCAGGATCAACAGCAGGTGCTTTGACAGCAACCGAACCAACTGGAACCAATGCAAAGATACAAGTAGGCGCAGTGACGAAAGTTAATGCAACTGAAGGTATTATCTTAACAAGAATGCATATCTTTGGTGTGCAAATTGCAGACATCGCTGCATCAGGTACACCAAGTAATTCAACGTTCTTACGTGGCGACGGAACTTGGTCATCTGTAACTGCAAGTAACGTTGGTTTAGGAAACGTAACAAATGAATCTAAAGTAACAATGTTTACGAATGCTGCATTAACAAGCACACCTACTGCACCTACTGCTACAGCTGGAACAAATACAACACAGATTGCTACGACCGCATTCGTATCAACAGCAGTTGCTAACTTAATTAACTCAGCACCAGGTGCATTAGATACACTTGATGAACTTGCGGCTGCATTAGGCGACGATGCAAACTTTGCCTCTACAGTTACAAACTCATTAGCATTAAAAGCAAATGATAATGCTGTAGTTAAACTTACAAGTGATCAAACAATTGCTGGTGTTAAAACATTTAGCAGCGATATATATGCACCAAGATTTATTGCTAATCCATCTAGTGGTGGTAATGATACTTCCGGTGCTTGGGGTATTGCTGACTATGATGATAAATTAAGTGCTGTTAGAGATTATATTACCGATACATATTATCCAATTTATCATACAGGTAATAAACCTACTGCTACTGATGTAGGTTTGGGTAATGTTACAAATGAATCTAAAGCTACCATGTTTACGTCTCCTACATTTACTGGTACTGTCAGTGGTGTTACTGCAGCAATGGTCGGTGCTGCTGCTACTTCACATACACATGCAATTGCAGATGTTACTAACCTTCAAACATCTCTTGATGCAAAACTATCTTTAGCAGGCGGGACAATAGATTTAAATACTGGAACTACAAGTAGGTCTATTACATTTAATACAGCTCAATCTTTTACAGGTCCTTACTTAAGAGGTTCAGTTCAAAATTTACAAAGAGGTTATTATACAGACCAATATACAATATGGGATGCTGGTAACGACGGTGCTGGATCTGGATTAGATGCAGATACAGTCGATGGTATTCAAGCAAGTTCGTTTGCTTTAGCAATAACTAAATATAAAGCAACTGGGACAAGCAGCACTTCTGGTGTTACTACACGTACAGCAGTAACAACAATTACTTTACTAGCTAATAAATATTACCATTTAGATGTGACTGGTATGTACTCTAAAACAAGTACATCAGGAAGCACTGCGCCTGTTATTAATATTGCGGTTGATAATACGACTGGAACTCCTACTATTAACGGACGTTTTGAATGGTTAAATGGTTCCGCAGCAACAGCTTATACTGTTTCAAATACAAACGGTGCTATTACAACAAGTGATTCAGCTCGTGGATTTACTGCAGCAACAGCAACCTTGTCAGCAATTACAACCACACCTTGGGGATTAAAAGCATTATTTTACACAGGCACGAGTAATAAAATATTAACATTTTATATTTCTAGTTCATCTGCTGTAAGTGGTACGTGTGCAGTAGATATGATTTCAATCCGAGCAGAGGAGGTCGCAGCATAATATGACCGTAGAATTAGAAACAAGAATTAGAGATTTAAAACAATTTCTTTTTGAAACTGATTTTAAAATTATTAAATGTTATGAAGCACAATTACTTGAAGAAGAAATGCCTTATGACTTTAAAGAATTAATTTCTTTACGAAGATCTTGGCGTCAAGAATTAAATTCACTTCAAGAAGAAATAGCTGATGAAGAATAATTTTTTAACCAAAGCAAAAAAAGCAGTCAAAGAAATCCTACTTACTAAAGAAGGTTGGATCAGTTGGATTTTTGCTAACATTATTACGTCACTACCGTGGTTTTTACCACTAGCATATGGATTTGTTTTTCAAGATGAACGCGGTTATATTGCAGCTGCTGCAGTATACGCTTTTATTTTAGCGCCTTTTACACCGTTTTGGATTCTTAACATTATCATAGCAGTTTGGTTTAGAAATTTGTTATTAAAATATAAACGTGATATATTATTAAAAGGAGAATAACATGTCAAAAGCAATTCTTAATCGTATTGGCGTATCAGGTTATAACAAACCTAAGCGTACACCAAACCATCCTAGCAAGTCACACGTGGTTGTGGCAAAGTCTGGCGATGATGTTAAGACCATTCGATTCGGTCAACAAGGTGTAAGTGGATCACCTAAAAAAGAAGGTGAGTCTGCAAGTTATCGTGCAAGACGAGAAGCCTTTAAAGCAAGACACGCAAGTAATATTGCTAAAGGTAAAATGTCTGCAGCGTATTGGGCGGACAAAGTCAAATGGTAAAATCAAAAGTAAACGCTGCTGGTAATTACACCAAGCCAACCATGCGTAAAAATTTATTTAATAAAATTAAACGTGGTACGAAGGGTGGTGACCCTGGTGAGTGGTCAGCACGTAAAGCACAATTGTTAGCTCGTGAATATAAAAAGAAAGGTGGAGGATACAAATGATGAAAGCACCTAAGCCGTTTAAAAACAAAGGATCAGCTTTATCTGGCGTCTGGAACCAAA